CTCTGTTTATACCCGCGATGTGGACGCTGTCGTAGTCGATCACGACCTCGATTGGCTTGCGCTCGGGGCGGCGGCGCGGCGCGTCCACCGGGCGGAAACGGCCAGCCCAGTCGATGATAGTGCGGGGGTTGACCCCATAGGCGCGTGCCACCGCTCCCAGTCGCTGGCCACCCTCGTAGTCGGCGACTGCCAAGCGGCGGCGCTCGTCCGCCTTTGCCAAGCGCGCCGCGTGCGCGATCATGTCTCGGCTGGGGTAGCGTTTCGCCTTGCGGCTCGGCGCTTTCCCCGGTGGAACAGGAACTCCATCGTCTGTTGTGTCTGTTCCAGCTTCTGCAATTCCCGGCGCTCGCCGGGGGTCATATACGTCTGCGCTTTGATCTGTCGCAATTGCAGGATGCGAGGCAACCCCGGCGTCCTGAATAGCGGGTCGATCTCGTAGTCGATTATCCGTTTCGCCATTGGTATTACTCATTGGGGGTTTCCTTCTCTTGCGCTGCGAGGTGTTCGCCAGTTTCGTAGCGGGCCGCTAAGGCGCTCGGTAGCCCGGTGCTATAAAGCGCACTCATCGCCCGCAAGTCCGCCACAATCGCAGCCGTTGCCCTGCGCTCGCCTTCTGCGCGGGCTTCCATTGCCCGCTTGGTCGCCGCTGCCAACGCATCACCTGTCGCCAGCAGCGCCGTTCGCGCCGCCTCAGCCCGCGCAACAGCCGCGTCGTGGGCGGCTCGCAGCCTCTCTACCTCAGTCATTGGTCAGTCTCCTGTTCTTGCGCTGCGAGAGCGGCGGCGCGATAGGCGGCGCTGTAGGCGGCGACGGCGTCAAGGGCGGCTTCGACCTCGCGAGCGATGATGGGGAGGATGGCGTCTGCAATCTGCTCGCCTTCTAGCGTGCTTATGTAAAGGCTCGCTTTCCTGCGGACGGCATACGCCACCTCCTCGCGCAAGTCGCGGCTCATGGCGTCACCAAAGCGGCGCGGGCGGCGTAGGCGGCAGCGCCCCGGTCGGCATTGGCGGCGTCTACGGCGGCGTCGAAAGCGTCTCGGGCGGCGTCGTATGCGGCGTCGGCGGCGATGGCTGCGGCGTCGAAAGCGGCGTAAGCAACGTCAAGGGCGGCGTTTCGGGCGGCGTCGGCGGCAGCGCTGGCGGCATCCCGTGCAACTTTCAGTCTCTCAATCTCAGTCATAGGTCAGTCTCCTATCTATACGGGATGGTGGATAGCCACGGTGCCAGCGCAACGATGATAGCCAGCACGATAACGACGATGGACTGCCGATAGCTCAGGTGGCGCTTGCCGGGGCGCTCGGGGTCTACCATGTCAGCATCCATCCAGCGATCATCGTGGCGGTCAGCAGGAGCCACGCGCAGGCCATCATGCCGGCCAGCCGCTGTGCTATGCGCTGCCGGCGCTGCTGGCGCACCAGCAGCTCTGTGAGGGTGTGGTGGGTCATGCCGCGACCCCCTCGGCGGCTATGCGGGCCTCGCAGCGGGCGAAGCGGGCCTCGGCATCTGCGAGGGTCTTGCGGCGCGCCACGAGCTTGCTGGTGTTCCACCGATCTGGGGCAGCTTCCACTTCGGCAAGGTCGCGAGCCACCTTCTGCTGGAGCTGCAAGATGTCGTCGTGGATGTTCTGGCGGTCGCGCTTGGCCGGGGTCATGCCCGGGCCGAATGGCCTCTGGTAGGTGAAGGTCATGCTGCGTCTCCCTTGTTGCGGTTGATGGCGACGGCCTCGGCGTAAATCTGCTCGCGGAGCGCGTTGAGCGTCAGGATGCGGTCGAAGTGCTCGCGCCGGTCTGCGTCGCAGCGCTCGGCGTTGCCGGGATAGTCGCGGCCGTTCGGCGTGACCTGCCGCAGGCTGTCGATGGCCTTGGTCAGGTGGTCGAAGGCGGCGCGGCGCGGGTCGATGAGGTCGGCGGCGCTGGTGCCGTTGACGTTGAGGGTGGGCGTGATCGTCATGGTGTTGGTGTCCCTTACTTCGCGGCTGCGGAGAAAACCGCTTCGGCGGCTGCGGCGCAGGCCGCTGCGAATGTTTTGTCAGCTACCTTATAGGCGGCAACGCGAGCCTTTATGGCGGCGCTTCGATTGCTCTGCCAATCGGCGGCGTAGGTCTCATTGGCCGCATCAAACGCCGCCTCGCGTACATCCATGGCTTGGTCTACGGCGGCGAGGTAGGCCGGGTTCGATATGATCGTCATGTCGGTGTCTCCTTGGTTGCTGATGAGCCTTTCTCGCACATGCAATCACAGGTTGCAACAGCTAATTTATCGGTCGTAGGGCATGCCGTTGAACAGGACCTCGCGGCCGTCTGGCATGCGCAAATAGTCAGGCTCGCCCGCCCGCCAGACGACCTCGACGCCCAGCAGTGCCTCTCGCATCGGCCTGCCATAGTGCCCGCGATCCCAGCCTATCACGTACACGACGCGGCGCATCTGTTTGCCCAGTATGCCAGTTATGCGGCTCTTCGTGATGTCGTGCTGCCGGGCCAGATCAGCCTTGTTGACGTTGTTGACATAGTGGTCGCGCCAGATGGACCAGTTGCGGTCTGCCAGCTCGATGTTGGTCGGTATCGGCTTCACCTCCTCCGACTGGAGGGCGGCGCTGAGGGCGCGGCGCAGGTGGTACAGCACCCGGTCGTCGGTCGCCTGCTCCACGAGGGTGGTTATCTTCTTGCTGATCATGTCGGTGTCTCCTGTTGGCGTAATTGCCTAGAAAGCGTCATCGGCGCGGATGTTGAGGCGGTGCGCCTGCCTCCGCATGTGGCGGATCGCCCTCGCCTCGAGCTGGCGCACGCGCTCCGCTTGGGTGCCTATCTTCAGCCCGACCTCCGCAAGCGTGTCGCCCTCCATGCGCGCCGTGATCACACGCCGTTCGCGGTCTGGCAGTTCCATCATGAGGTGGGCCACCATGTCCTGTTCCTCGAGCTGCGTGACGGCGTCGGGGCCACACAGGCTGCCCATCTGCGCCTCGGTCAGGCCGGTCTCGAAGGTGCTCTTTTCGAGGGTGCCGTTGGCCTGCGTGTCGGTGAACATCTCCTCGGGGGCCACGCCTAGCACTGCCGCGATGCGCTGCACCGCGTCACGCCAGTCGCCGTTCTGCAGCTTCGGCAGGTCGCGCATCTTGACGATGGCGTTGACGGCTACCACCCCCATGCCCGCGCGGCGGGCCAACTCGGTCTGCGTCTCGATGCCCGCATCGTCCATCAGCCGGAGGATGCGGCCGTTGCTGATCGAGATCTTGATGCGGTAGTCGCTCATGCCTCAACCTCCTGTCCTGCGTCCCTGTAGTCGTCCCACACGGCCGCGAGGACGTCGGCGTAGGTGTAGGTGACGCCGCTGGCCTCCAGCGCGGCCTCAGTGGCCTCCAGCGCGTCGTGCAGGTCGCCCGCCTCGTCTCCCGGCTGGAAGTAGAGGCTGCGGCGCTCGGCGTGGTGCGTGAGCGTGGTGCCGAAGCGGTCGCTGTTGATGGTGATGTCTCCGAAGCGCATGGTGGTGTCTCCTGTGTGGGGGTTGGCCCGGGGGTGGTGTGCCCCCGGGTTGGCGGTGTCAGAAGTTGAAGTCGTGGAAGGCGCGGCGGCCGGCGTAGGCGTTGCCGCCCTGCTCGAAGGTCTTGGTGCCGGCGCTCTTCCACTTGCGGCGCTCGGCGCCGTCCTCGTCGGCCCAGCGGCGCAGGCTGATCTTGATCTCGCGGCCGTTGGGGTTGGCCGCGTACGAGTAACGCTGGTCGGCTTGGTTGTCGCAGTGGGCAGCGAAGCCGCCGGGGATGAAGCGCAGCTCGTCGCGGTTGAGGAGCGTGGCGGTGTCGGCGCGGAGCGTGATCGTCGTCGCGGTCTTCTTGACGACGGTGTAGGCGTCCACGTCGGTCCAGACCGAGACGCTGACACCGTCGCCGATGTTCAGGGCGGTGATGGCGTCGGCGGCGGCGTTGATCTCGGCGGTGCGCTCTGCGATCCACGGGCGGGCGGCGGTGAGGGTGGTCGTCATGTCGGTGTCTCCTGTGTTGCTGATGAGCCCTTCTCGCACATGCAAGCATGGGTTGCAATAGGGTATATGCAGTTTTTTACGTGTTGCTGCAACGCGTGCAACGCGAGGGTCTCGCGTTGCATTTGGGCCGGGTTTGAGCGGTGCAAAAGGTGCTTTGCAACACGAGTAAAAAATCGCTAATGATATGAAAATGTTGGGTATTTTTAGGGTTTGCAACGTGCAACGCGAGGCAACGTTGCAGCAGATGTTGCGCGGTGCAATGCTACTTGCAACGCAGGGAGAGGGCTATAGACGTAGTCTATGCCCCCCTCGCGTTGCACGTTGCAGCGATTTCGCGTTGCGTTGCAGGGGGTGGCGCTGAAACTTTTAGGCTCCCGTGGTGCGTTGCGTTGCACCCGTGGAAAGGCTGGGGTTGCGGTGCGCGGTGATCGAGCGTATCTAGGGGGTCTGGTAGTCCTGCCACTTAGCGGAGCACGCAGAGTATGCCCACGCCGACAAAGCGCACCCCCAAACTTGAAGCGGAAGTCCTTGAGCGCCTCGCTCTGGGTGAGACGTTGGCTGCGCTCGGCCGTGAGTTGGGGTTTCACCCGGTCAACTGGGGCAAGTGGGTAGCGGCGGACGAAGCGCTGGCAGTCGCGTACGCGACCGCGCGCGAGGTTGGCGGTGACGCCATCGCGGATCATGCCCTCGCCCTGATCGATGCAGAGCCGGCGCGCGTCGACGGGAAGATCGACCCGGGCCACGTGCAGTGGAAGCGTGCGCAGGTCGAGACGCGGCTGAAGCTGCTGGCCTGCTGGAACCCTAAGAAATACAGCCCCAAGCAGACTGTCGACGTCGGCAACAAGGAGGGCGAGACGCTCAAGATCGACAGCAACGTCGACAACGTCGCGCTCACCCTCGCGTTGTCTGAGGCGTTGCGTGCGAGGGACGGCAAGTGATCTGGAACCCGTGGCGACGCATCGCCGAGCTCGAGCAGCGCAACGCGCAACTTGAGGCAGACGCTGCAATCGCCGAGCGCACCGTAGCGAGCGTGAGCCATCGCTGCGACCTGCTGGCGGACCGGTACGACAAGATGCGTGAGATGAACGCGCAGCTTCGCGACGCGCTCAACTTGTATCGGACCCTGTGACCAACACGGCCGCCCTGTTGGCGCAGCTCAGTCCCGAGCAGCGTGTACACCTCGACTGGCAGCGCCGGTGGCGTGAGACCGCGCGGCCGAACCAGATCGTCCAGAAGAGCGACTGGACCGAATGTGGCTACCTCGCCGGCAGAGGCTTCGGCAAGACCAGAGTGGGCGCCGAGTGGATCACGCGCGCCGCGTTCGAAGATCCGTCGGGCTTCGACAGTTGCGTCATAGCACCCACCTACGGCGACATAGTCATAACGTGCATGGAGGGCGAGAGCGGAATTTTGTCCGTCCTGCCGCCCGAGCTGCTCATTGAGCACAACAAGTCGGGCATGTTCATCAAGCTCAAGAACGTCGCCGGCGGCGTGTCCACGATCCGTGGCTTCACTGCGGAAAAGCCTGAGCGTTTGCGGGGGCCCCAGCACACACGTGCTTGGGGAGACGAGCTGGCCGCGTGGCAGTACGACGCGGAGACGTGGGACATGCTGATGCTTGGGCTGCGGCTTGGCGCCAAACCGCAGGTGCTGTGGACGACGACGCCTAAGCCGAAGGACCTGATCCGCAAGCTCAGCGGGCCGCAAGAGGGGCGCATCATCGTGCGCGGCTCGACGTTCGACAACAAGGCGAACCTGCCCGACAGCTTCTTCAAGCAGATCGAGCAATACGAGGGTACGCTCCTTGGCCGTCAAGAGCTGTACGGTGAGCTGATTTCCAGTGAGGAGGGTGGTATCGTCAAGCGGTCGGACTTCCGGCTCTGGCCCGCCAAGAAGCCGCTGCCCACCCTCGACTACATCATCCTGTCGCTCGACACCGCCTTCACCGAGGCGACCTACGACAAGAAGAAGGGCGACGCGGACAGCACGGCGTGCGTCGTGATCGGCAGCTTCCACGACAAGGACGGCCTGAGCCAGCTCATCCTGCTTGACTGTTGGTCCGAGCAGATAGGCATGCCCGACCTGATCAGGCGCGTGAAGAAGGAGCTGAACGTCAGCTACGGTGACGATCAAGACGTGGCCCTGATCAAGCCGATGTTCGGCGGTGCCAAGCCGATCACGTCGGGCCGCAAGCCGGACCTGTGTCTGATCGAGGACAAGGGCTCGGGCATCAGCCTGCGCCAGATGCTGGAGCGCGAGGGCATCGAGGCCTACGCCTACAACCCCGGCCGCGCGGACAAGCTCGCCCGCCTGCACATGGTCAGCCACATATTCGCCCGCAAGCGCGTCTGGCTGCCCGAGAGCGACAAGTTCCCCGGCCGGCCGCGCACGTGGGTCGACCCGATGCTGGCCCAGCTCTGCGCGTTCACCGGCCCCAACAGCATCAAGCACGACGACTACGTCGACGCCATGACGCAGTGCGTGCGGCTGTGCATCGACAAGAGACTGGTGTCGGTGGTAAAAGAAACCAAGAAAGTGGATGTCGACAGGCCGCCACCGAAGATCCTCCAGAACCCATACGCCGTTTGAAGGACTGAGCCATGGACGAAGACGAACAGCCCGAAGGCGAGATCGTGGAGATCGACGAGGAGGTATCCGACGTCGAGGACACCGAGGACGGCGGCGCCATCGTGCGTCTCGGCGAGGAAGACGCGCCGGGCGAAGGTACGTTCTATGCGAACCTCGCCGAGGAGATGCCGGAGGGCGAACTCAGCACGCTGTCGGCGCGCTTCCTCGACCTGATCAGCAAAGACAAGGAAGCCCGCAAGAAGCGCGACGAGCAGTACGAGGAGGGCATCCGCCGCACCGGCCTCGGTGACGACGCGCCCGGCGGCGCGCAGTTCCAAGGCGCGTCGAAGGTCGTGCACCCGATGATGACCGAGGCGTGCATCGACTTCGCGTCGCGCGCCATCCGCGAGCTGCTCCCGCCCCAAGGTCCGGTCAAAGACCTGATCGAGGGTGAGGTCACCATGAAGAAGCTCCAGAAGGCCAAGCGCAAGACGCGCATGCTAAACTGGCAGCTCATGGTGCAGAGCAAGACGTTCCGCTCCGAGCTGGAGCAGTTGCTGACGCAGGTGCCACTGGGCGGTGCGCAGTACCTCAAGATCACGTGGGACGAGGCGCGCAACCGCCCGGATTTCCTGTTTGTCGCCATCGACGACATGTACCTGCCGTTCGCCGCGACCAATTTCAACTCGGCGCAGCGCAAGACGCACGTGCAGTATCTGACGCAGCTCGACTACGAACAACGTGTAAAATCCGGCATGTACCGCGACGTCGAGCTGACGCCGCCGAGCATGGAGCCGGAGCGGTCAATCGTCGACGTGGCCAATGACAAGATCGAGGGGCGCAGCGACACCAGCTACAACGAGGACGGCCTGCGCACCGTGTTCGAGATCCACGCCGTGGCCGACGTCGAGGGCGACGGCAACGCGCCGTACATCCTGACCGTCGACAAGTCGAGCGGCAAGGTGTTGTCGATCTACCGCAACTGGGACGAAGAAGACGAGAGCCGCGAGCCACTGGCTTGGTTCGTCGAGTGGCCCTTCATCCCGTGGCGCGGCGCGTACCCCATCGGCCTGCCGCACATGATCGGTGGCTTGAGCGCGGCCGCGACGGGCGCACTGCGCGCCCTCATGGACAGCGCGCACATCCAGAACGTGCCGACGATGCTCAAGCTAAAGGGTGGCACGCGCGGCGGCCAGTCGCTGAACATCCAGCCGACGCAAGTCGAGGAGATCGAGGGCGGCATCAACATCGATGACGTGCGCAAGATCGCCATGCCGATCCCATTCAACCCGCCGTCGCCGACGCTGTTCCAGTTGCTGGGCTTCGTGGTCGACGCCGGCAAGGGCGTCGTCCGCACGTCGATGGACAACCTCGCCGACCAGAACCCCAACGCGCCTGTCGGCACGACGCTGGCACTGATCCAAGAGGGCATGACCGTTTTCTCGGCCATCCACGGCCGCCTGCACAACGCCATGGCGCAGACGCTGGACATCCTGCACCGCCTCAACGGCATGTACCTAGACGACGACGACACCGAGCGTGAGGTCGGCGAGGAACTGGCGACGCGCGCCGATTTCCAAGGCCCCAAGGACGTGGTGCCGGTCAGCGACCCGACCATCTTCAGCGAGGCGCAACGCTTCGCGCAGGTGCAGGCCGTGTCGACCCGCGCCGCCGCCGTGCCGCAACTGTACAACGCGCGCAAGGTCGAGGAGCGGCTGCTTGAGACGCTCCGCGTGCCGAACTACAAGGAGCTGCTTGTACCACCGCTGGAGCCGAAGCAGCAGAACGCGGTCAACGAGAACGTCACGGCCACCATGGGCAAGCCCGTCGTGGCGTTCCCGGAGCAGGACCACATCGCGCACCTCAAGACGCACTTGGCGTACATGACCAGCCCGGCGCTGGGCGGCAGCCAGCTTATCGCGCCGCAGTATCTGCCGGTGATCCTGCAGCACCTCAAGGAGCACGTCGCCCTGTGGTACGCCTCGACGGTGTTGGATCTGGCCGAGGAGACGTCCGGTGTCGACATCAGCGAGGAGATGAAGCTGCTGAAGGACCACGAGGCCCGGCGCGCGTTCGACCGCATGCTGGCCGAGGCGTCGCAGAGCGTCGTCGGTGAGGCGGCCAACATCTTCGCGTCGCTGCCACCGATCATCGCGCAGGCGATGGAGATGATGCAGCAGTTCGCGCCGCAGCCGCCGCAGGATCCGCGCACGGCCATTGAGGGGCAGAAACTGCAGGCGCAGGCGCAGCGTGATCAGGCGCAGATGCAGGCCGACGCGCAGAAAACGCAGGGCCAGATGCAGCTTGAGGGCCAGAAGATGCAGGCACAGGCCGCGCAGGATCAGGTCGAGCAGCAACTGCAGGCGCAGAAGCTGCAGATCGAACAGCAGTTGGAGACGATGCGTCAGGACCGCGAGGACGCCCGCAAGGCGGCCGAACTCAACGCGCGCATGACCATGAACCAGCAGGACAACCAGACGGCGATGCAGCTTGCACAGGCTGAGATCATGTCCGGTGAACGCATCGCGGTCAGCACAGGGACCGGGATAAACCCCAATCCATAAGGAGAAGAACGTGGCAACGAACAACGCAAAGAGCGCGACGCCGGGCGGCAAGGTGTCGGCAGACGCCATCCCCATGCACAAGAAGATGGCCATGGGCACCATGCCCAAGGTGCCGACGTCGCCTAAGACGCCTGCATGAGGATCGAGATGCTGCTCCAGCGGCTGGTGGAAGAGCAGGCCATGCTTGCTAGAGAGACGCTGGAACAACCCTCGGGCCGAGAGGCATATGACTTCGGACGCGCTGTCGGCCTGTACGCAGGCATCGAGCGCGCCAAGATCGTGCTGATAGATCTGGTCAAAGAGCACGAGCGAAAAGGCTTTGACCTATAACAACGACACGGATGGAGCACCCATGTCAGACATCATCAACCAAGTATCATTTGCGTACAGTAACATCGACGAGGCGTTTCCCTCAGTCGACCCAAACTTTGTGCCGTTCGGCAGCCGCGTGCTGGTGCAGATCCGCTCTGCCAAGCGCAAGACGGCCGGCGGCATCATCCTGACGCAGGACGCTCGGGACACCGAGCAGTGGAACACGCAGGTGGCCAAGGTCATCGCCGTGGGCAGCCTCGCGTTTAAAAACCGCAACACGCAGGAAGCGTGGCCCGAAGGTTCGTGGGCCGCGCCGGGTGACTTCGTTCGCACGCCAAAATACGGCGGCGACAAGTGGACAGTTAAGCACGGTCCAAACAACGAAGACGAAGTGCTGTTCGTGCTGTTCAACGATCTCGACTTGCTCGGCGCAGTGCCGGGCGATCCGCTGACGGTGAAGGCGTTTGTTTAACGATCTAGCGGCAACCGCCGCTATAAGGCTGAAAGGAGCCGGTCATGGCTGACACACCAGAAACTGAAGACGAGTTCGAGATCATCGAGGGCACGCCGCCCGTTGAGGTGCCCGTCGAGGCCGAGGCAGACGACGCCGAGGATGATGATGACGGCGACGATGAACGCCTCGCGGCCAGTCAGGACGACACTGACGACGAGGTCGAGAGCCAGAGCCGCAAGCGTCGCGTCAAGCGTCGCGAAATCCAGAAGCGCGCCAAGGAAAGCGCGCAGCGCGAACTGGAGATGCTGCGCCAGCAGAACGGTGAACTGGCGCGACGCGTGGCCGCCATCGAGGGCAACACGCTGGCCAGCAACGTCAGCGCCATCGACCAGCGGTTCCAGCAGGTGCAGCAGGAAGTGCGGCAGGCCGAGGGCATCATCGCCCGCGCCGTCGAGGCCGGCAACGGTGACGACGTGGCCACGGCCATGCGTCTGCGCGACGAGGCGCAGCGCGAGGCGGCGCTGCTCTGGCAGCAGAAGCAGCAGGTCGAGCAGGCCCGCCAGCAGCACGCCAACCCGGGTCCAGATCCGCGCACGGTGAACTACGCCAAGGAGTGGCTCTCGGCCAACCCGTGGTACGATCCATCGGGCCGCGACGAGGACAGCGCCGTCACCAAGGCGATTGACAACAGCCTCACGGCGGCCGGGTACGACCCGACGACGCGGAGCTATTGGGAAGAGCTGACGCGCCGCGTGGCGTCCCGCGTGGGTGGTTCTGCGGACGAGGCGCCGGCTGCCGGCGCGCCGCGCCGCAAGGCCCCTCCGCAGGGCCAGACGCGCGAACACGCACCGACTTCCACCCGCAAAGAAATCTACGTGACACCCGAACGTAAGCAGGCTATGATCGAGGCGGGCATATGGGACGACGTTTCACGTCGCAACCAAATGCTCAAGGCGTATCAGGCCTACGACAAAAACGGTTCGGCTAACTAAAGGAGTATGCCAACATGAATGATGATCGTATGGACGACCGCTTGAAGAAGGAACCGGGTGTTGCTCGGCGCTCTCGTGGAATGGATGACCGGCAGGTCACCGAAAGCCGCGAGGTCAGCGATGACGAACGACTTGAGATGTTCCGGGCTCAACTATTTAACGACGCACTTCCTGATCTACCGGATCTACCCGGATATCATGTGTGCTGGCTCACCACGACCAACCCGCGCGATCCAATTCATCGCCGCATCCAGCTCGGTTACGAGCCGGTTAAGGCAGAAGAAGTTCCCGGGATGGCTCATGCCTCGGTCAAGACCGGCGAATACGTCGGTATGATCGCGGTCAACGAGATGCTCGCGTTTAAGCTGCCCGAGAGCCTCTATCAGAGGTTCATGAAGGAAGCTCACTACGACGCTCCGTTGCGTGAAGAGGATAAGCTCGCCGAAGTTGCGGATAGCATCCGCGCGCAGGCCGAGCAGTCCGGCAGTCGGCTCATTGAAGGGGACGGTATGGATGATTTTCGTCAAGCCGCGCCGAGGCTGGCAGCTTTCAGCTAAGGCACCTCGCAATAAACTTTTTAAGGAAATAGGACATGCCAAGCACTGCATCCCCCTACGGCCTTATCCCAGTAAACCATCCGTCGGGCACCGTTCGCCCGTTCGCGATGACTTGCACCTCGGGATACGCCGCGAACATCTTCCAGAACCAGCCGGTCAAAGTCGACCCGACGGATGGAACCATCGTCGTCGCCGCCGCTGGCGATGCGTTCATCGGCACCTTTCAGGGCGTCGAATGGACCGACAGCGACCAGCGTCGCCGCATCTCCAACAAGTGGACCACGGGCACCGTGGCTACTGAGATCGTCACGTATGTGACCATCGACCAGACGATCACGTACCAGATCCAGAGCAACGCTGCTCTGGCTGTTGCCGATGTCGGCAAGCAGTACGACTTCTCGGCCGCTGCCGGCAACACGACCACCGGTCTGTCGTCGCAGTCGCTGAACGTCGCATCTTCCGCCACCAACGCAGGCCTCCGCCTGATTGGTATCGTCCCCGGTCCGGACAACAACTTCGGCGACACGTATGTCAATGCTCTGGTTCAGATTTCTGAGCACCAGAACACTGCCAACATCGCCGCTTACTAAGGAGGGCTTGAACAATGGCTAATCCAATGCGGAGTACAGACTTCCGCTCCATCGTTGAGCCTATTCTTAATGAAGAGTTCAACGGTATCTACGACCAGCGTGCCGATGAGTGGGCGCAGGTATTCAAGGAGTTCAAGGGTATCCCCCGGAACTACCATGAAGAGCCTGTCCTGTACGGGTTCGGCGCTGCACCGGAACTGCCAGATGGCATGCCGGTCACCTACCAGTCGGGCGGCGTCCTGTTCATTCAGCGCTACCTGTACAAGGTCTACGGTCTGGCATTCGCCCTGACCAAGGTTCTTGTCGAAGATGGTGATCACATCCGCATCGGTCAGACCTATGCACGTCACCTCGCCCAGTCGCTGATTGAAACCAAGGAAACCCTTGGCGCCAACATCCTCAACCGTTCGTTCACGGCAGCTTATGCTGGCGGCGACGGCGTTGAGCTGGTGGCCACCAATCACCCGATTGCCAACGGCACATTCTCCAACAAGCTCTCGACGGCCGCAAACCTGTCGCAGACCTCGCTGGAGCAGCTTCTCGTCCAGATCCGCAACGCGGTGGACAACAACGGCAAGCGCATTCGCTTGACGCCGAAGAAGCTGGTTCTTGGCCCTTCGAACGTATTTCAGGGTGAGGTTCTCCTCAAGTCTGTTCTGCGTGCCGGTACCGCAAACAACGACATTAACCCTGTGAAAAGCATGGGTCTTTTGGACGGCGGTCAGGCCAACCTCTCGCGTATCACCTCGACCACCGCATGGTGGGTACAGACCGATGCGCCCGAGGGTCTCAAGCTCGCGATGCGTCGCGGCCTTGAGAAGTCAATGGAAGGCGACTTCGAAACCGACAGCATGCGCTACAAGGCCACCGAGCGTTACGCGTTCGGTTGGACCGATCCGCGCGGCGTGTACGGTACGCCGGGCATCTAACCTGAGCGGGGGGCTTCGGCCCCCCTCTCTTCTCTGAAGGAGAAAACAGATGTCTCAGACTACATGGAGCGGCCCGCTCCAGTCGGGCGACAAGCCTGCCGGCGCCGACGGCGGCCCGAACATCGGACAGGTTATCCTGTCGCAGACGTTCTTGGTCACCTTCGACGCCACGCTGGTGCAGACCGGTTCGATCATCATGCCTGCAAGTTCGCAGATCGTGGAGATCTACGCCGACACGCTCGTGCCGTACAACAGCGCCACCTCGGCGACGCTGACCGTCGGCACGGCTGCTGCGGGAACGCAGTACGTCACCAGTGTCAACGCCAAGACGGGCGGTCGCAACACGACCAGCCACACGGCCGCGCAGTGCACTGCGATGGCCAACATCGGCACGAACGTGACGTTGTTTGGCACCGTCACTTCTGTGGGTCAGCCCACGGCTGGGCAGGTGCGTGTCACCATCCAGTACGTGCAGACAACCGCACAGGACTGATGACTATCCGCGCGAGCGGTGGTATAAGAGGGGACTGTCCTCGGGCAGTCCCCGATTACCGAGGAACATGAGATGCGTCAGATTATCGAAAGTCTCCAGTTAAGCGCGGCCGTGAATAACGCCGTGTGCCTTGACCAAACGAGGGGCACTGCCGGAGCACTGACCCTCAACGGCGCGAACGTCGTTGCAGGCGTCGCCGTCTTCAACGCCGCGTACCTTGTCACCGTGACATCCACGGGCAACGACAGCACGCGCACTTACGTGGTTACCGGAACCAACTCTTCGGGCGTGGCGATGACTGAGACAGTCACCGGCCCCAACACCACCACGATCTCGACCACGCGGTACTTCAAGACCGTCACGGACGTCTCGGTGGCCGGTGGCGGCACGGTCGGCACAATTCGCGTCGGCTTCGGCACCGCTGGTGTGGCCTTGCCGCTGGTTCTCGACATCCACGGCAGGCCGGACGTGTCCCTTCAGGTGGTCGTCAGCGGCAGCGTGACGTGGACGGTGCAGCAGACCCTCGACAGCATGTGGGATATCGCGAACCCGACGTGGTTCAGCCACCCTGACCCGAACATGGTCGCACAGACTATCAACCGGCAGGGCAACTACGCATACGTGCCGGCGGCCGTCCGGCTGTTGATCACCAGCGGCACGGGCACCGCGACCCTCACCGTCATCCAGTCCGGCGATAACAGGGCGTAGGGGTGAGCACAGGCCTCTACAGCGGCGTATCCGGCCTCGCGCTCGGCGTCGGCCTGTACAAGGGCGTACCGGGCCTGTGGGGCGGCGCGTCCGGTCTCATCACGGGAGACGGCTCGTCGCTGTCGCTGGACTTCCTGACCAGCAACACCCTCGACCCGCGCGTTACGTTCAGCCGCACGACGAACGCCACGCTGGTCGATAGCACCGGGCGGGTGACCTACGCGCCGAATAATCTGGTGACGAACAGCGAGGCGTTTGATAACGCGAGTTGGGGTAAAAACAACCTTAGCGTTAGTGCTAATACATCTGTTGCGCCTAACGGCACAGCTACCGCCGACAAGTTGATACCTAATACGACAATCGGAGGGCATCAAGCTTCCGCAGGGGTTGGAACGGTCTCGGCTGGCAACCTTTACGTTTTTTCGGTTTACGCAAAGGCAGATGGGTACAACTTTATTCGTTTGAGCTTTGGGAACGCGGCGGGCGGCGGGGTTGCTTTTTTTAATGTTTTGACGGGTGCAATCGCCACCACCACTGGAATGCTTAACACCGCTATTGAGAGTGTCGGCAATGGTTGGTTTCGCTGCTCTGCGCTGCGCGCTGCTGGCAGCACCGCTTCCTTCGGTGGTGATGTTTATGCGCAAAGTGCCGACAATCAGTTTAACTGGGCAGGCAACGGCACCGATGGCGTTCTTGCTTGGGGCGCGCAGCTTGAGCAAGTCACCTACCAGACGCTGCCCTCGACGTATAACAGCACCAGCCCACCCAATCTGTTCGGCTTCACGGAGGAGTTTAATAACGCCTACTGGACAAAGGCAGGCGCGACTATCAGTCCGGACGCCACTGCGGCACCCAATGGCTCAACCACCGCAGACAAACTTGTAGAGGACAGCAGCACCGGTCAACACCGTTTTTATGGGACTGCTGCAAGCACGACTAACACAGGCTCGTACACGGTTTCATTCTTCGCCAAGGCCGCAGAGCGGACGAGGGTTTATGTTGGTGTGGCTGAGTCGCCTACATTCGTAAGGCAAGGCAACGCGGTATTTGATTTATCAGCGGGAACTGTTGTAAGCGCAAATGCCGGCTCTGGCGGTGCTTCCGGAGGATCGGCAACAATTCAAGACGCTGGCAACGGATGGTATCGTTGCAGTTACACATTGATACTCGGTGGCGCTAATACGTCTATCTTTGTCGACTTTAACTTAGTCAGCACAGGCGTGACCATTAGCTACACGGGCAACGGTACGTCCGGCCTGTTCCTCTGGGGCGCGCAGCTTTCCAACTCTGCCAGCGTCGACCCTTACGTCTACAACCCCGGCGCGGCACCGACCAGCACGGCCTACTACGGCCCGCGCTTCGACTACAACCCCGTCACACTTGCGCCCAACGGCCTGCTGATCGAGGAGCAGCGGGTCAACTTGGTGCTGTACAGCGATCAGTTTAACAACGCGCCGTCGTGGCAAAACATCTTTGTCACTGTAACTGCCAACACTACGACCTCGCCTGACGGCACGGCAAACGCAGACACCATTACGGCAGACGGCACAGTAAACACGCATTCGCTGAACGCTTCTGATGCCGTAGGTGCTAAGACCATATCTGTATTTGTCAAAGCTGGGACAGGAAACTTTTTTCAGATAGCTGTGGGTGGCACTGCCGATCCATACGCAAACTTTAATCTAAGTGCTGCAACGAGCGCCGCCTTTGGGACCGGAACGACTGCATCGATTACCGCTTTTAATAACGGTTGGTATCGTTGCGTAATGACAACAACCAACGCAGCGGCGACTGGTCTGCGCTTTGCCATTGTTTCCAGCATTTCTTCGGCGCGTCTTGAGGCCTTTGCGTCCAGCGCCACAATTTTGTTGTGGGGCGCTCAATCAGAAACCGGTGCGTTCGCCACCAGCTACATCCCCACCGTAGCCTCCACGGTCACACGCGCGGCTGACATCGCGTCGATGACGGGTACGAACTTCTCAAGCTGGTACAACCAGAGCGAGGGGACGATTATCCCGCAGTTTGTTGCAATCACGAATGGCGTCAGTTCGACGGGCGGTAGCGCATTTCCATTCGTGTATGAGATCGACAGTTCGGCGGCGTCTACCTCTAACCACCAGCTAATTTTGTCTGCGGGCTACGGCCCCGGTTGGAACGAGGGTACTTCTGTTCTCGGTGTCTCTCAGGTGTCGTTCCAAGATGCAATGACCCTTGGAAACGCCAACGTCCGCAAGATTGCATATGCCTACCGGACAAACGATTTTGCCGGATGCGCGAACGGCGGCACGGTACTTACCGACACATCAGGCACTCTGCCATCCCCCGACCGGATGAGTATTGGCAGCCAGAACGTCAGTGGCTCAAATGTCTTCACGGGCTACATCCGCACCCTTACCTACTACCCCTCCCGCCTCACCAACGCGCAGCTACAGGCACTCACCGCATGATCGACCTGTATCTCATGACAGCCACCGAAGCCAAGATGACTGCCGCGCTGCTGGCTGCGGGTGTCATTGACGATGAAGGCAACCCGGTGTCTGGCGTCTCGCTGGATCACATCGGGCCATTCAGCCGCGTGACGGGCTACGACAAGGCCGACGAGCCTATCGTGGTGGACTACCCCGGCTGGCATACCAATCTGCGCGGCACTTTTGACGACGAGCAGCTTGCCGAGTTGACACCGTTGAGCGTCGAGCCAACAGTTCCCCATCGCGTGTGGGCATAATGGACAACACCTACGACAGCCGGATAGCGCGAGCCAAGCGTCAGATCGACGACGCCCTCGGCTTGCCGCAGCGCGTCAGCCCCCTCGGGCCGCCACCGAACCAGCAACAGCCTCCCGTGCGCGGTCAGGCTGGCCCCATGGCGCAGCAGATGCCTGCCGGGGCACCGAACCCCGGCGCACCCTTCGGCGCGCCTCCCATGGGTGCCCAGCAGCCGATGGCGGCACGTTTTGCGGGTATGCAGGGCGGCATGCAGGCGCAGGTGGGTCCGGCCAACGTCGGCGTGCAGGCGCAGATGGGGCCTCGCGGCGGTTTTCAGGGAATGCAGGGCAGCGCGGGCATGCCCATGGCCGGCGGCAATGTCGACGTGAACGCCGCCCTCGACAATGAGATGAAGCTGCGGATGCTTCAGGCGCGCTACCAGCGCGGCCCGGTGTCCGTGTCGGGCGGCTATGAACCCGGCGCAGGTTTCGGTGGCGAGATGCGCTACGAGGACGGCCCGGTGTCCGTGTCCGGCGGCTACGACCCGGCGCGCGGCGCCAACGTCAGCCTCGGCGTCCGCCGGCAGTTCAAGGAGGGTGGCCTCGCCACCGCCGGCGCGTGGACCCGCAAGGAGGGTCAGAACCCCGAGGGCGGTCTCAACGCCAAGGGTCGCGCGTCGCTGAAGGCGCAGGGGCAGGACATCAAGCCGCCCGTCAGCGCCAAGCAGGCCAAGAAGTCGCCCAAGGCGGCCGCCCGGCGCAGCTCGTTTTGCGCCCGGATGGGCGGCATGGAGGGGCCGATGAAGGACGAGAAGGGCCGGCCGACGCGCAAGGCGCTGGCGCTGCGCAAGTGGGACTGCTGACATGAGCGACTTTGCCGTGAAGCCCGTGTGGGACAAGAAACGACCGGAGGATCTCGGCAAGCCGAAAAGTCTATCGGTGAAGCGCAAGAAATCTGCTAAGGCACGTGCGGCTGCGGCGGGCCGTCCTTATCCAAATCTCGTCGATAACTTGGCTGCGGCCCGCAAGAAAGGTAAGTGACATGGACGGCTACAAAGACAGCACCAAGATGAAGTACATGGACGGCGGCTCCTGCTACGCCAAGGGCGGCAGCGTCAAGGGCGCCGCCAAGGTCGGTAAAGTGATGGGCGAGTTCAAGGCAGGCAAGCTGCACAGCGGCAGCAAGAGCGGCCCGACGGTGACCAACCCGAAGCAGGCCACGGCCATCGCCATGAGCGAGGCCCGCAAGGCTGGCGCCCCGATGAAGAAGGCTGACGGCGGCCGCGTCAACCGCATGCCACCCATCGGCGACAGCGTGGCCAGCGGCAACCGCATGTCCGAGATGGAAGCCAAAGAGATGCGCGAGATGATGCGCCGCGCCCCGGGCGCAGGTGCCATGTCCGAGCGCGAGATGCGTCAGGTGAAGAAGCGCGTGCCAGTGGCCCCGCGTCTGCCGCTGATCGGTGCCAGTGTGGACAGCGGCAACCGCATGTCGCTCATGGACGCCGCTGACCGTGCCGCCGTGCTGCGCACGACCCCGCGCGCCAAAGGCGGCGCGATGGCGAAGAAGGGCGGTGGCCTTGCCGCTATGCCGAAGGGCGGCAAGAGCTGCTGACCCGCAACACGTAAAGGAAACTCGACATGGCAAATGCCTTATTCCCAAAGTGGAAGGAGCAACTGCTCCAGTTCACCGCAAACAACAACCTGTCGGCGGGCACCGTTAAGGTGGCGCTCGTGGACACTGGTGTCTACACCTACAACTCGGCGGACCAGTTCTACACTTCGGTCTCGTCGGCCGTCGTGGGCACGCCGCAGACCATCGGGAGCAAGACGTTCACCAACGGCGTGTTCGACGGCGGCAATGTCACCTTCACGGCGGTCACCGGCGCGTCGGTTGAGGCGCTTGTGCTGTACGTCGACACCGGCACCGCAGGCACCTCGCCTCTGGTGGCGTACATCGACACGTCGGTCACCGGCCTGCCAGTGACACCAAACGGCGGCGACATCTCGATCACGTGGAACGCATCGGGCATTTTCGCGCTGTAACTGAGGGGGCGCACATTCCGTGGCCACATTCTACCTCGACTTTGACGGCGGCAACGACGCCAACAACGGCACGACTTTTGCCTTGCGGTGGAAGACGATCACGTCAGGCGCTACGGCTGCGCGCATCGCGCCGGGTGATACCATTAGGATCATGGCCTCGCCCGATCCAACGAGCATCGGCAGCGCAACGTGGACGGGTGGCGGGCGTCCTAATGCCGTAAGCATTCAGTCGTCCACCAACGCGACGCCAATCGCTATACAAACGATCTCCGATCATGGTCTTGCGGTTAATGACTATGTGATAGTTACAGGTAACTCCAACGCCAACGCCAACGGCGTGTGGAAGGTCAGCGCCGTCTCAAGTGTCCAGAACTTTAGTATTGTGCAGATCAACGGCAGCAATACCACCGGCAGCAGTGTTGGCAGTGCGACGGGAAACATTACCAAAGCCAACAATTTAGTCGTCAAGACGGCCTCGCCGCTGGTGCAGAACATCGCCCTGTGCGGTGGGGGTGGCCAGAAGGGTGGTTGGGTGGCAAGTGCTAACGTCAGTATAACGGGAGCGATAACTTGGAAAGAGGGCAACGGCGCGCCCCTGTTTAACCTTCAACCTGCGTTCACAACTGGCAAGGCGGCGTACTACACACTGCCTGCAACGCTCGACCTTTCTGCCTACCAACAAGTGACGTTTTGGATATACCTTAGAACAGGGATTGTAGGTGCCGCAGGCCAAACATATGTGGCGCTCTGCACCGACACCATTGGCGACACGGTGGTGCATCAGTGCGACATTCCTGCACTTGGCGCGACCGCTGTATGGGTGCCGGTCACCGTTAACCTTGGCACCAACTTAAACGCCGCTATCCGCTCCGTGGCGTTCTACGTTGTTACCGATCTCGGCCAGCAGACAATTATTCTTGACAACATCATTGCCTGCAAAGCCGCGTCATCCGCCGATAGCGTGACGCTCAATTCGCTGATATCCAAGAGCGACGGCACGGGTGACGAGGCGTGGTACGCCATCCAGAGCATCAACAACGATGTCATCATGCTGGCAAACGCCAATGGTAATACTAGTCAATCCACCGGCATCCGAGGCTATAATGGCGTCACGGAGACGGTGACGACCTACAAGCGTGAGACGACCAAGACTACAATCGCCAACGGCACCAATGCCGACATATCAATCCTTAACGACAGTGGCACCAGCGGCAACCTCATTACCTACAGCGGCGGTTGGAACCGCACGGACATGTCCACTCAGACAGGGCAGACGTGGCTTGACGGGCAAAACGGTCTTGGTCGCGGGCTGAATACGACCTCGGCTAGGCAGTTTGTGTCTATAGATCGGCTGAACTTCTGCCGCTACAACTTCGGGTTCTTATCAACCCCCGGAAGTTTTTTCTCCGTAAACATAAATTCCATATATTGCACCGCGAATACGTCTGACGGCCTTTTTTCTGGCGTAGGGGACGCTAATGTAACCTTCGGGTCGGTGTGGGCCAATAACAATGGAGCTGGTGGTGTAGGACTAAGCGGGGTAGGCTCATCTATTACCGAATTAAAATTAGCCGCCAACAACGCTACTGTTGGCTTATCGTTTCTCAGCGGCAAATACCAAACCGTTGGCTCTGTAGTTGGAGGAAACAACGGCGTAAGCGGTTCAAACGCCGATATAGCTTTTAGTACTTGCAATAACTGCACAGTAGGAACGGCAACGCTAACCAATGGTATAAATTCGACTGGAATTTCGGCGTCACAATCTTTCAACAATTCTGTTAATGGCGGTAGCACTACTGGCCACAATCAAGGCGTATTTTCCTTTACCATTAGCGAACTGTACCTAAACAACTTCACGATTAACGAGGCTACGGAGGTTGCCTCCTTTGGCGTAACGGGCCTCGTATACGTCAACCGCCTCGACGACACCGACAACAACAGTTGGGTGTTTCAATCCGGCATCGGCACCGTCAACCAGCAGACCGCAGTCGTGGACAGCCCCGCGACAACGTCGTGGCGGATGCGTCCGACTTCAGGCACCACCTCCGCGCTTATACCTGTATTTCTCAAACTGGGTACGGTGGTCTGCGCCGCCAGCAGCGCCGTCACCGTCACGGCCCGTATGCAGCGCAGCAACACCGGCCTGACCATGCGCCTGATCTGCCCCGGCGGTCAGATCACTGGCGTCTCCACAAGCGTGAGCAGTGACATGACGGCAGCGGCAAACACATGGGAGACGGTGACCATCACGTTCACACCGACGAAGGCCGGCGCGGTGGACATCTACGCTCACGCGTTCGGAGGCTCATCGTTCTCCGGTTACGTCTGCAACCTCACAGCGACACAGGTCTGACCATGTACGAGATCATCGACCGTGAGCAGGACGACGCAGGTAAGTGGCGCATCCGCGTGGCCATCAACGGTCAGACCGTGGCGTTCAAGTTTCAGTCAGACCCCACGGACGAGGAAGTGCAGGCCGAGGCCGCGCGTTACGACGCGATGATGCAGGAGCAGTCAGATGCCGCTCCCAACACGGACTGATGTTCTAACACTTGACTTTACGGGTGCGGGGCAACCGGCAGCGTATATCGAAGCCAAGGCGCTCAGTCCGTCTTCGGCAACGCTCGACTACACGCTGGCGGGGCAGCCCGCTGTTGGCCTCGCGCCCGGTGGAGCGGCAACGCAGAACCTCGCCCCAGCGCTCTTCACCAACACGAACACGTTCTACACGGCGACGATCACGGCGGGCGCTGTCAATCTGTCGCCTGATCTCTTCACCAACACCAATACGTTCTACTCGGCAACGGTCGGCAGCACGTATGTGCTGTTGCCGGACCTCTCCGCCAACACGAACACGTTCTACGCCGCCACGGTCAGCAGCACGTACACGCTGCTGCCAGATCTCTACACCAACACGAACACGTTCTACGCGGCGACAGTCGCCGCCACGTACACACTGTTGCCGGCGCTCTACGGCAACCTGAACACGTTCTATTCGCCGACGGTTACACCCGGTGCGGTCACGCTGTTGCCGGCGCTCTATACCAACACGAACACGTTCTACAGCGCCACGGTCACGCCCGGCGCGGTGACGCTCGCCCCGGCGCTCTACACCAATACGAACACGTTCTACAGCGCCACGGTCAGCGCCACGTACACGCTTGCCCCGGCGCTCTTTACCAACACGAACACGTTCTACACGCCGCAGCTAACCTACCGGCAGTTCGTGGATCCGGCACTCTTCACCAACGTAAACACGTTTTTCGGTCTCTTCGCCTACCTGTACCCGTTCCACCCGAACGACGTGCGCCCCGACGGCAACAGCATCGCCCCGGGTCCGCGTGGGCCTATGCCGCCCGCGCCAAACGCGGCGCGCGGTGCCATGCCCTTCGCCTCCGCGTCCCGGGCGTCGATGCCACCTCCGCCGAACGCCGGCCGCGCAAACATGCCTCTGTCTACGTCTGTGCGACAACCGATGCCCTTCGAGTAGAGTTTACACGGTGGCTGTTGTTTGGTATGTTGCGACCGCCAGAAATGTTCGCCCGCCGTGGCAAGCTGCTGCCCTGATACAGCGAGCACAATAACATGGCTTATTCCAACACGGTATCACAGACGGTGTTCACGACGCAGCGCGTTATCGACAACGCCGTGCGTCGCTGCCGTGTGCCTGCAGAACAGATCACGGCCGAGACGATCAGCATCGCCAACGACATGCTGTACCTGCTGCTGTCGGACCTCGCCAATCAGGGCGTGCCGCTGTGGTGCATCCAGAAGTGCATCTACCCGCTGTACGAGGGCACGCCGACGATCACGACCTACACGGGCACGGTCGACCTGCTCAACACCAACCTGCGTTCCTTGCAGGAGGTGACCGGCACCAACACCGACACCTCGACCAGCCGCACGGTGAACTTCGGCAGCGCCTCCTCCGCCACCGCAGTCAGCAATGTAGGCATCCGGTGGACGGCGCCCTCGGTCCCGGTATCGCTGCAGCGCAGCATTGACGGCGTGACGTGGACCATCATTCAGAACGAAGACCAGACGGCCGCCGCCGGCGAGTGGACGTGGTTCGACCTGAACAGCAGCGTCGCCACCCAATACTTCCGCGTCGTGGCCATCACCGGCACGCTCGGTTTCAGCCAGATATATCTCGGCAACACGCCGACCGAGATCCCCATGGCGCGCATGAACCGCGACGATTACACCAACCTGCCGAACAAGACGTTCCAGTCGAACCGGCCCCTCCAGTTCTGGCTCGACCGTCAGGCGCAGTCGCCGGTGCTGAACCTGTGGCCCGTGCCGAACGCGCAGGCCACCGTCTATCAGGTCGTCACGTGGATCCAGCGGCACATCATGGATGTCGGCACCATGTCGCAAGAGGTGGAAGTGCCGCAACGCTGGTATGAGGCAATCGTGGCCATGCTGGCCGCCAAGATGGCGATGGAGATGATCGAGGTCGACCCGCAGATCATCCCGATGCTGGACAGCAAGGCCGCGCAGGCGCTGGCCGTCGCGCAGGCCGAGGAGCGCGACAACTCGCCGATGATGATCGCCCCCAACATTTCGCCGTACACGAGGTAGTCCCATGCCGGTCTTTCTCGACACACGGGGGCGCAGCACGCTTGGCATCGGCATCTGCGGCCGGTGCAGCCGCAAGATGAGCCTTGACGATCTGTACCCGGATCCGAACTACCCGGGGCTGCGCGTCTGCAAGGACGACATCGACCAGTACGACCCGTACCGGCTGCCGGCCCGGCAACCGGAAGTTATCGCTCTCCAGTTTCCGCGACCGGACACCCCCCTCGCGCCATGAACACCCGAGGAGTGCTCCCCTTGGGCTGTGGCAGGGCCGGCGGTGCTTTATCCCCCCGCCGCCGGCGCTGTTCTACTGAAGGATGAAAGATGATTGAACAACTGATCAGCCGGGTCTTCTACGCCCGCAACGTCGCCCACTTCGAACACTGGCGCGCTACCGGCACGGGCAGCTTCGCCAAGCACAAGGCGCTGGGCGTCTTCTACGACAACGTCATCGACGCCATCGACGACCTCGTGGAGGCGTATCAGGGCGCGTTCGAGCTGATCGGCAACATCCCGGGACCGGAGACGCCGAAGGGCGACGTCCTGAAGCTGCTCGAGGCCGACGCCGCGTGGATCGAGGAGAACCACGAGGGTATCTGTCAGGGCAACCGCGCCGTGGCGAACCTGATCGACACGCTGACGGGCGTCTATCTTTCGGCAATCTACAAGCTGCGGAACCTGAAATGAGCGAAGACGTGAACATCCGCCTGACGACGCACGAGGCGGTCTGCGCCGAGCGTTGGCGCGAAACCATCGCGCGCTTCAAGCGCCTTGAGGCCATCATGATTGGCGGTATCGGTGGCATCATTGCGCTGCTGTCCGCGATTGCTTTGAAGGTAAACTGACATGAGCTTTTGGGATAAAATGGAGAGCCAGAAGGACGGCATCGAGGACACCGTCGAGTTCACGATCCGCATGGCCGTGGTGACGCTGGCCTGCGTCGTCCTCGTTGTCGTGGCCGCGCTAGTCATCGGCCTGTTCATGCCGAACCACATCGTGGACAGCGACAAGGTGTTCGAGATCGTCGGCCCGGCGTTCAACATGGTCATCGGCGCGTTCGTCGGCCTGCTGGGCGGCCTGAGCCTCAACGCCAACGCTCGCGACGCCAAGCCCCCCGCGCCGCCGGAAGTCGACGCGCCGGAGCCGGCAGATGACGACGGCATGGCACCGTGGGAGAAGTACCGCAACGACTTGCGCTACGACGCCAATGGCGACGGCGTGGTCGACGAGGCAGACTTCCCCGACTGGCGGAACCCGGGGGCATAAATGGCCGGAGACCTCTCCACCGTTGAGTTGATCGGCCAGCTTTGGCCGCTCGTCCTCGCGTTCATCTCGTTGGTGATCATCCTCGCCAAGATGGACGTGCGCCTCGCCGTGGTCGAGGAGAAGATCAAGGCTCTGTTCGAGCTGTGGAACAAGGGGCGCGACAAGTGAGCCTCGCAAATCTCCAACGGAAAATCGGCGTTACGGCTGACGGCGCATTCGGCCCCGGCACGATGAAGGCCGCTGCGACCTACTACAAGTTGTCGCCGGACCGCGCCGCGCACTTCTTTGCTCAGACGGCGCACGAGAGCGGCGGCTTTACGGCGTTCAGCGAGAACCTGAACTACGGCGCGGCCGGCCTGCGCGGCATCTTCCGCAAGTATTTCGGCACGGACGCTCTGGCCAAGGCGTATGAGCGCCAGCCGCAGAGGATCGCCAACCGCGTCTATGCCAGCCGCATGGGCAACGGCGACGAGGCATCCGGTGACGGGTGGAAGTTCCGTGGTCGCGGCGCGCTCCAGTTGACGGGCAAGTCGAACTATCAGGCGTTCGCCGACTATGTCAGCCGCCCGGACGTAACGACGAACCCGGACTTAGTGGCCGGTGAACTCTGCTTCGAGAGCGCGCTGTGGTTTTTTGACAAGAACAAGCTCTGGTCGATCTGCGACCAAGGCATCAACGACGTCGCGATCCTCGCGCTGACGAAGCGCATCAACGGCGGGACGCACGGCCTCGACGACCGCAAGGCGAAGACCAAGAAATACGCGGCTTGGCTCTGATGTTCGGCATCCCCTCCCCCTACATCATGGGCGGCATGCTGGTCATCGGCTTCCTCGGCGGGTATAAGGTCCGCGATTGGCAGTGCGACGCGGCGTACGCGGTGGCTTTGGAAAAGGCGGAAAAGCAACGTGCTAAAGTGGAGACCATCCTCGACACGAAGTCCGCAGCCTATGAGGAAAGACGTGCTGAAGCCGATGTACGTTCCGTTGAGCGGACCAATACGGTTCGCGAGATTTATCGTACGGTGCCTGCCGTTTCTCCTAGCTGCGCTCCTCCTGCTGACGCTATTCGGGTGCTCCTCGAAAGCATTGGTAATCCAGACGCTGAAGCGGCCGCCGGCAAACTTGGCAAGCCCGTGCCCGCGCCTGAACAACCCGCCCGACCCATTTCTCGACCCGGCGCGCCTGCTGTGGGAAAAGGACGTGATTGAGCGGCGCAATGACTGCGCGGAGAAGCACCGGCTGACTATCGAGGCGTGGCGCGAGGCTAGTCAATTACCACAAAAGTGATATAAGGACGGCCCATGGCTACCACGATGACCTTTGACACGCTGAAGCAGGACGTGCAACGCTATCTTGAGCGCGGCGCGACCTATGCCTCGGACCCGGTCGTCTATGAACAGATCCCGCGCCTGATCAATCTGGCGGAGCGGCGCATTGCGCGCGAGCTGAAGATCCAAGGCTTCATCGCGGTGGTGTCTGACACCTTGGTTCCCGGCCAGTCGGTGTACGCGAAGCCCGACCGTTGGCGCGACACGGTCAGCATCAACATCGGCACTGGCACCAGCAATGCCAACCGCACCGCCCTCTTCACGCGCGTCTACGAGTATCTGCGTTCGTATTGGCCGAACGAAAGTCTGACGGCGACGCCGCTGTTCTACTCGGATTACGACTATTCGCACTGGCTGATAGCCCCCACGCCGGATCAGGCGTACCCCTTCGAGGTGCTGTATTACGAGCTGCCCCCGCTGCTCGACGACAGCATTCAGACGAACTGGCTGACAGAATACGCTCCCCAGCTCCTGCTGTATGGCGCGTTGCTCGAGGCGACCCCGTTCCTGAAGAACGACGAGCGCATCGGCACGTGGCAGCAGTATTACGACCGCGCCGCTGCAATGCTCAACGGTGAAGATCTGGCGAAGATCCTCGACCGCGCATCAGTCCGCAAGGAGGCATAAGTGAGCTACACATCCGTTTTCGGTGGCACCACGATATATCCCTCGGATGTGTCCTACCTGTCGATTGCCCTCGGCGTGGACACGCCGCTTGAGTGGCCCCTCGAAAGTTCGGGAACCGAAGACCCAGCCGCGCGTATCATTGATGTCGACCCAACGGCGTCCGGCTTCAGCATCGTCCTGCCCAATGCCACGCTGACCGGCGCTGGCCAGACGATCCTGTTCAACAACATCGACGTTACCTTCAGCTTCTTCGTGAAGGACTTCGCCGGCAACACGCTGGCGACGGTCACCGCCGGGACGCAGTGGCAGGTCTATCTGGCGGCCACCACAACCCCCGCCGGCACGTGGCGCGTGTTCCGCTACGGCGCCTCGACCGCAACTGTGCAGCCGTCCGCGCTGGCCGGCTTCGGCCTGACCGCCACCGGCTCGACGCTGTCGCAGTCGCTTCCCGTCACCACTTTCTTGACCAGCGGCATCTCTGTTGCCACTTCAAATCGATCTGAAGCGTTCGTGTGGACCGGCACTGGCACTGGCACGCTGAACATGCTGACGGCCGCATCCGCCGGCAACAACTTCTTCATCTTCGTCCGCAACGAGGGCGGTGGGGATCTGACGGTTGATCCGGCCGGCACGGAGACGATCAACAGCGCCGCCACACTGGTGCTTCGACCCGGGGACAGCGCCAGCGTCATCACCGACGGCATAAACTGGTACACAATCGGCCTCGGGCAGGAGGCGGTGTTCGCGTTCGATTACACGTCTATTGCCGTCACGGGCGGCACGGTCACGCTCTCCGGCTCGCAGCTCAACCGCATCGCGTACAAGTTTGTCGGCGCACTGACGAGCAACTGCACGATCATCGTGCCGGCCACAATCCAACAGTATTGGATCAACAACGCCACAACCGGCGCGTTCACCTTTTCCGTGAGAACGAGCGGCGGATCTCCGACGCTGATCAATCAGGGCGCCAAGGGCATATACTACTGCGACGGCACCAGCATAATTCTCGCCTCGGATCCGACGGTGTTTACGCTGCCGGTCACCATCGCGGACGGCGGTACGGGCGCGACGACGGCATCCGCCGCACGCCTCAACCTCGGCATCACGACGTTTGCCGACCCCATCGTCACGGCCACCACGGGCGCGTCCGTCCGCACCACCATCGGCGCGGCGGCCTCCGGCGCCAACAGTGACATCACCTCGCTCAGTGGGCTGACGACGCCCCTGTCGCTGGCGCAGGGCGGCACGGCTGCCACGACGGCTGCTGGCGCGCGGACGAGCCTCGGCGGCACGACGCTCGGCGCGAACGTCTTCATCATCCCGGACCCGAGCGCCGTCACCTTTCCGCGTTTCAACGCGGACAACACCGTGTCGGCACTGGACGCGACCACGTTCCGCGCGGCCATCGGCGCCGGGGTCGGCACCGGCACTGTCACCTCCGTCGGTGGCACTGGCACGGTCAACGGTATCACGTTGACGGGCACGGTCACCAGCAGCGGCAGTCTCACGCTCGGTGGGGCGCTCTCCGGCGTCAGCCTCACCACGCAAGTCAGCGGGACGCTGCCTATTCTCAACGGCGGTACAGGTGCGACCACGGCCGGCGCGGCCCTGACCTCCCTCGGTGCATACGCTGCCAGCAACCCGTCGGGTTTCACGTCGAACACAGGGACCGTCACTTCTGTCGCCACGGCGGGCAGCGTCAATGGCATCACGCTCACCGGCTCAGTGACCACCTCGGGTACGCTCACTCTCGGCGGCGCACTGTCTGGTGTTGCCCTTGGCTCGCAGGTCTCCGGTACACTTCCGGTGGCCAACGGCGGCACAGGTCAGACCACGTACACTGATGGGCAACTGCTTATCGGCAATACGGCGGGCGGCACTCTCGCCAAGTCGACGTTGACGGCCGGCTCCGGTATCAGCATCGCCAACGGCGCGGGTACGATCACCATCACTGCCACAGCCGGGGGCGGCACGGTAACCAGCGTCACCGGCACCGCGCCGGTCGCGTCTACCGGGGGGACGACGCCGGTTATCAGCATGGCGGCGGCAACGGCCTCCGTTAACGGCTACCTGACCAGCACTGACTGGGCGACGTTTAACGGCAAAGGTACTGGCACGGTTACGAGTGTTGGCGGCACCGGAACGGTCAACGGCATCACGCTGACGGGTACGGTGACCTCCACCGGCAGTCTCACGCTCGGCGGCACGCTGTCCGGTGTCAGCCTGACCACGCAGGTCAGCGGTACGCTCCCCCTCGCAAACGGCGGTACGGCAGCAACTACCGCTTCGGGTGCGCGCAGCTCGCTTGATGTCCCTTCCACGGGCGGCTCCGGTGCCACCGGCACTTGGGGTATCAGTATCTCCGGCAACGCCGCAACGGCCACCTCGGCCACTTCGGCCACCACGGCCGGGTCCGCCACCTCGGCCACTACGGCCACTACGGCTGGGTCTGTTACCAATGCTGTGACCTTCAGCAATGCTGGCGGTGCGGCAGTTGGTTCGACGTTCAATGGGTCCGCAGTGCGTACTATCGACTACAGCACCGTTGGCGCCTACGCCGCCAGCAACCCGTCCGGCTTTACGTCAAACACCGGCACGGTCACCTCGGTCGGCACGGCGGGCAGCGTCAACGGCATTACGCTGACGGGATCCGTGACCACCTCGGGTACGCTCACTCTCGGCGGCGCGCTTTCGGGCGTCTCGCTCACGACGCAGGTCAGCGGCACGCTCCCCATCGGCAACGGTGGCACGGGTGCGACCACGGCAGGCGCTGCGCAGACTGCACTTGATGTCCCCTCACGTGGCGGCTCGGGAGCGTCTGGTACTTGGGGTATCAGTATCTCCGGCAACGCCGCAACTGCCAATTCGGCTACTACGGCTGGCTCGGCTACTACGGCTGGCTCGGCTACGACGGCTGGCTTTGCTACAAGTGCAGGGTCGGCTACAACGGCTGGGTCGGCTACGACGGCCACCACAGCGACTACAGCGAACGCGCTTAACACGGGCAACAACTACCAAGTTAACAGCCTTGGCGTTGGGACCGGCCCGTCCGGTACGGCGGGCGAAATCCGCGCGACCAACAATGTCACGGCTTTCTATTCGTCGGATGCCCGTTTGAAGGAAAATGTCGCGGACATCCAAGGCGCGCTCGCTGCGGTGACTGCCATCGGCGGTAAGACTTTTGATTGGACGGACGCCTACATCGCCGAGCATGGCGGCGAGGATAGTTACTTTGTCCGCAAGAGCGACTTCGGTGTCATTGCGCAGGACGTAGAGGCGGTGTTCCCGTTGGCCGTTCGCACCCGCGAGGACGGCACGAAGGCGGTGGATTACGAAAAACTTGTCGCCGTGGCGTTCGCCGCCATCGCGGAGTTAAAGGCTGAACTGGACGAGCTGCGGGGGGCTAAGTAATGGCTCTACCCACCAGCGGGCCGCTATCGCTCAACGACATTCAAGGCGAGTTCGGGGGCGCTAACCCCATTGGGCTGGACGAGTATTACGCTGGTGGCGGGCTGGTGCCTCCCGGTACAACCGGGACTTACGGGGCTGTGCCTACGTTTGGTCAGATCAGCATCCAAAACTTCTACGGTACCGCTAATTTCACCCCGTCCACCAACACCTACACCACGGGTACGGGTGTGACTGAGACGGTGCCTTCCGGCGCCACAAGCTGCGCCATCACGGTAGACGGCGCTGGCGGGGGCGGTGGCTACAACAGCACCACTGCTGGCGGCGGTGGCGGGGGCGGGTCAAGGTCCGTACAGACTATCGCCGTTACCGGCGGGAACACGTTCATCTTTACGGTGGCCGTGGGCGGCGCCGGGCGCGCGTCCACCAACGGCGCGGGCATAGCGGGCGGCGCTTCAACTGTCTCGGGCACGGTCTCTGGCGGCAGTGTGAGCATAAACGCCGGTGGCGGTTCCGGCGGCGGCCAATCTGCTGGCGGCGCTGGCGGCACGGCCACTGGCGGCACGACCAACACTTCGGGCAGCGCGGGTCAGAACACTGCTGGCGGCAACGTCGGCGGTGACGGCGCAAGCGGTTCCGGTGGCGGCGCAGGCTCAGATCCGGGTCTGCCACCGGGCGGCGGTGGCGGCGGTGGCGGTCTCGACTACGGCGGCGCGGCTGGCGGCACGGGCGCCCGTGGCGAAATCAGTTTCTCGTACACGTAAGGCAATCCGATGGCCGAGAACATTATCCAGATCAAGTCGCTGCCCGGCATCAAGCGGGACGGTACGAAGTTTGAGGGCGACCAGTACGTCGACGGGCAGTGGGTGCGCTTCCAGCGCGCCCTGCCGCGTAAGATCGGCGGCTACCGCTCGATCAACAAGTTCCTGCGCGGACTGGTGCGGACGCTGCACGAGTACACGCAGGACAGCCTGACGTACATCCACGGCGGATCGGCGAACCTGCTGGAGCGTTTCTACCTCGACGCCAGCTTCAACACGAGCGTCATCTCCGACCGGACGCCGACGACGCTCGTCGCGAACGCCGGCAACATGTGGCAGTTCGACGTGGACACGGCCCTCGGCGGTGGCCTGCAACTGGTGGCGCAGGTGGCGCCGAACCTCGACTGCATCTGCAACAGCACGGGCGGCCAGCTCTTCACCGGCGACGAGTTCGGTACGGCGCCCCTCGTCGAGGTGACGAGCCTGCCTGCGGTGTACAGCGCCACCGGCGGTATCGTCTCCCTGCACCCATATACCGTCGCCTTCGGCAATGACGGCTTCGTCATGTGGTCCGTGCCGGGAGACCCCACGGACTACGTCGGCTCCGGCGCAGGCAACGCCTACGTCACGGGGCAGAAGATTGTGCGCGGCATGCCGCTGCGCGGTGGCCCGGGCAACTCACCCTCGGGCCTGCTGTGGTCGGCAGACAGCCTGATCCGCATGTCCTACATCGGTGGCACCGCCACGTTTCAGTTCGACACGTTGAGTGCGCAGTCGTCGATCCTCTCGGCGCAGTCCGTCATCGAGTACGACGGCATCTTCTACTGGCTCGGCACCGACCGCTTCCTGTCGTTCAACGGCGTCGTGCGCGAGATACCGAACACGTTGAACCTCAACTTCTTCTTCGACAATCTGAACTACGCGATGCGCCAGAAGGTGTTCGCGATGAAGGTTCCCCGCTACGGCGAAATCTGGTGGTGCTTCCCGAAGGGCGACAGCATCGAGCCGGACCACGCCATCATCTACAACATCCGCGAGAACACGTGGTACGACACGCCGCTGCCGAACTTCGGGCGCGGTGCAGGCCTGTTCCCGGCTGTCTTCCCCAAGCCGCTTATGACTGGCGTCGCGCCGCAGGACGCGCAGGCCACCGCGATTGCGATCACCGCCGGCGGGACGGGTTACGTTGCCGGGAACGTGCTGACGCTGGTCGGTGGTCAGTACCTGATCCCGGTGGAGATCACCGTCAACACCGTCAGCGGACCCGGCGCCATCCTGACGGCCAGCATATCGAATGCAGGCTCGTACTCGTCGACCCCCGCGAACCCGGCAGCCGTCACCGGCGGTGCCGGCTCTGCTGCGACGTTCACGGTCACATACAACAACCCGTACAAGTTCTGGGTGCATGAGGTCGGCACGGACGAGATCGACGGCCTGTTCGTCAACCCGATCCCGTCGTACTTCGAGACGGCCGACATCTCGATGCCCGTCATGAGCCAGACGAGCAGGGCGCTACAGGTGCTGATGCTCGAGCCTGACTTCGTGCAGTCCGGCGACATGACGGTCGAGGTGCGGGGGCGCGCCAACGCCCGCGCGCCGGAGGTCAACGGCCCGGCGAAGACCTTCGTCGAGACGCCGCAGACGCCGCAGGAGCAGGTCGTCTACTTCAAGGAGCAGCGGCGCGAGCTGCGCTTCCGCTTTACAAGCAACTGCGTCGGCGGCGATTATCAGATGGGCCTCGTCCTCGCGCACCTCCAGCCGGGCGATGGGACGACAATCGGATGATAGACCCGCGCGGCATGACTTTACTGGACTACGCGGATAGTGTAGTGCTGTCGGTCGGCGACGCTTGGTCTTTCGGTAAACTCACCGACGAGAACGAGTGGCAGTCGTGGGCTGCAGGGTTTGTACGCGCGTCACCGTTTACGCAGCGCACCGTGCCGGACCCCTTTGGTTTCACTGACTGGCGGGAGTGGGCTATGCGCGTATACCCGATGTTGCAGGGACAGGGCTGATGCGCTTCGACGACTTCATGTACGGCGGCGACATGTACGGCGGCGACATGTTTGACGCTGACGAGTACAGCGGCGGTTACGGCGGCGCAGGTTTGCCGTCTTTTGCCGTTGCGCCGCCGCCTGCGTACGAAGCGCCGCCCTTTGCCGTCGACCCGTACACAGCGCCGCCGGCGTACAACCTAGAAGAGATCCAGCGCGCGGCGCAGGCTTTTACGGAACAGCAGCAAAAGGCAAACGCTCTCTCCACACAAAACAGTGATGCCCTCAACAGCTACATCGCCCAGCAGGCAGCGAAAGGCGTAGAGGTAGCCTCGACAGACACGTCGCAGGGCGGCGGCCCAATGGGCAGCTCCGGCGTCTTTGGTCTGCCTGATTTCAGCGCCCGCTTCGATCCGACGAACCCAGCAGCCAGCACCGGGCAGGTGTTCCGTTTTGACACGGGCCAAGTCGGCGCGCCAAACGCATTGGGGGAAATGGAATACCGGAATGCCGCTCCGGTGGTGTTCCAGCCGGGCCAGAAGTACATCATGACGGACGGACGCGGCGAAAAGGTTCTCGGCAGCGCCACCACTCCCGAAGAGATGGCTGGCCTTGTCGATCTGTCCGGCAAGCTGCCGTATGGCTTTCAGTTGTTTCCGGCCAACGAGCAGGGCGGTTTCACCCCCGGCCAAGAGCTTTTTGGCAAGGATGACCCGCGCCCCACTGGGTTGGCCGGGGCGATAGCCAATTACGGCATCCCCCTCGCGCTGGGGCTTCTTGCTGCGCCTATCGCCGGCCCGCTTGCGGCTGCGGCTGCCGCTGCGGGGACCACCGGGGTCACTAAGTTGACATCGGGTTACACCCCAAAAGATGCGCTCATCGCGGCGGCTATCTCGGGGGCGACTGCTGGCGCGCTTAAAGGCTTCACCGGCCCGAGTAACCCGCTGGGCCTTGAGCCATTCGGAACAGCGGCAAAAAACGCCGCCGCTGAAGCTGCTGCCCAAGGTGTTGGCGGTGCCATTGCCCAAGGGGCTGGTGGCGCCCTTAGCCAAGCGATACCCGGTGAAATCTTGGTCAGCGCGTTGAAGAACGCCGCGCCCAGCCTTCTCTCGCAAGTTGCCCCGTCCGTGGTGCAGGCTGGACTGTCCAACCTCGGCCAGTCGCTGCTGCCCTCGCAGCCGGCGACTACGCAGACACCGCTTGCCGCTCAAGAGCCGCCACCGTCGTTTGCCGCTTTGCCCGGTGACTCGCCGCTGATCACGGTTCCCGGCAGTGTACCGTCTTCGAATGCGTTTCCGTCGCTCGCGGCAGGGTTGAGCGGCGTCGGCAACTTGGGGTTGAAGTTGGCGGCAGATCAGATTGCTGCCGAAGAGGCTGCCAAGCAGCGGGCAGGTGATGAGCAGCCGATTACAGTTCGTGCAAACGTGCTTACTGATCCCGCGTCTTCTATCGGCAGCGGCCTGATCAACGCGGGCAGCTCACTGGTGGAGCCAACGCTGTCCGCGTTTAACCCGCCGCCCCTCACCGTCGAGCCTGCGGTTGCCCAACAGGCTACTGATCCGGGCGCAAGAGAGCAGCCCGAGCTTAATCCTACGGCCAGCAAGTTTTCGGATTTTGCTATCGCGCCGCCTATCCCGATCACGCCGTTTGCGCCGCTCGAGACGCCCGCCGTCGATCCCAACGAAATTGTCGTCACGGCTAACAAAAAACCGCTCACCGGGCTTGAGGCGCTTCCGCTGACGGCGCTTGGTGGCCTTACGGGCCAAGAGGCGCTGAACGCTCCCGGCACTGCCGCAGATACGCCAAAAAAACTTGGCGTCTCCGACTACCTGCGTCTCGCGGGCCTCGCCTCGTCCGCCATCGGCTTGCTCGGCGGCGGTGGTGGCCCCGAAGGCACGGCGGCCGGCATCGTGCCCGGCGGGCTGGGTCGCCTCAACCCGATCTTCTCGGCGAAGCTGCCTACTGGCGCAGACGTGAACATCCCCGGCGGCGTCGGCACCGCGTCGAACCTCGCCGCGCGTCCGGTAACTGACGAGGACTGGCTGACGTACGGCCAGCGCCCGGAGAAGAGTTTCTTCAACTACGTGCCCCAGCCGCCAACTGGCATGGCCCACGGCGGCTCGCTCGAGGCGAAGCGCGGTGGCCGTCCGTCGCGCTCGTCCTTCGCCGTCAACGGCCCCGGCACGGGCCGCAGTGACGACATCCCGGCCGTGCTGTCGGACGGCGAGTACGTCATCGACGCCGAGACCGTGGCCCTGCTGGGCGACGGGTCGAGCAAGGCCGGCGCGCAGAAGCTCGACGACCTGCGCGTCAAGATCCGCAAACACAAGGGGCAGCGTCTGTCACAGGGGCGCTTCAGCTCCGACGCCAAGAAGCCCGAAGCATATCTCACCGGAGGACGTATCTAGTGGCCAGTGTAAGCTCTTTCCTCACCGAGGGCGCAGCCATTCCGCAGGGTTCTGCCCTCACGGACATGACGAAGCAGACGGTCCTGCCGGACTTCTACACGAACTACGCGCAGGATATCTTGGCTGGGCAGAAGGCCCTCTCCAATCGGCCGTTCACGACTGCGCCAATGCCGCGCGTGGCCGGCTTCACCCCGGCGCAGCTTGAGGCGTTCCAGAAGACCGGCACCGCCGCCGACGCCTACCAGCCCCTCCTCGGGCAGGCCACGACGGCCGCGCAGGGCGCGGCAGCCGCGCCGGGTGCACTGGAAGTCGCGCAGCCCTTCCTCGGCGCTGCGGGGCAGTCCTCCGTGTCGAACATCGGCCAGTACATGAACCCGTACACGGACGCCGTCGTCAGCCGCATCGGCGAACTCGGCACGCGCAACCTGACCGAGAACATCATGCCCCAGATCGAGGGCCGCTACATCCAAGCCGGTCAGCTCGGCTACGGCGGCCGTGGCGGCGCAAGCACGCCCTCGGGCATGATGACGGACACGGCACGCGCCGTGCGCGACACCAGCGCCGACATCCTCGGACGGCAGACGGAGGCCCTCCAGAGCGGCTACACGCAGGCCGCAGGACTGGCCGGCACCGACCTGTCGCGCATGGGTCAGTTGGCCGGCACGGCCGGCAACCTCGCGAACGTGCAGCAGGGGCAGCAACTGGCCGCCTCTGGCGCGCTGTCGGGCCTCGCCGGGCAGGCGCAGGGCCTCGGCCTCACCGGCGCAGGCGCGCTGGGTTCCGTGGGCGCACAGCAGCAGCAGCAGGGCCAGAAGAGCCTCGACGTGGCGTATCAGGACTTCCTGCGCCAAGAAGGCTACCCGCAGGAGCAGATCGACAAGATGCTCGCCACGTTCAAGGGCGTCGCGACGGGCATCCCGTCGGCCACGCAGGAGCAGGGCATCTCGCCGTCCGGTGTGCAGCAGCAGTATCCGGCCAGCACGGCCGCGCAGATCGGCAGCGTGCTGGCGGGCCTCGGCGGCGCGCTGGAAAAGGGTGGCGTGCTGTCAAAGCTCATCGGGCCGTAACCCTTCCGCACCCCGGCGGAAAATGCTATTACGGAGTACGCCTCCGACGTGAGTGGAGAATACAGTGGACGAAGATTTCACGGGCACCGACGACGCCGAGACTGGCGCCCTTGGCATGTTTGCCGGCCTTGAAGGCTCGTTGCCCGCGAGCGAACTTGCAGGTCTGCGGGCCTCGATGTCCGAGAGCCAGCGGCTGGCACGCGAGCAACGTGCGTTCTATGACCGCGTGGCGGAGGAGACCCGGAAGCGCCGCGTCGGCCCCTCGACCAGCGAGCAGTTGTTCGAACTCAGCGCGGCGCTGGCCCGGCCGACCACCGTGCGCGGCTTCAGCGGCGTCTTGAACAACGTCATGCCCGTCCTGCAACAGCAGGCCAAGGCGACACGTGTTGGTGAAGAGGGCCGCACGGAGGCGCTGAACGCGATGCAGTTGGCGCAATTGAGGGGTGCGCAGGGCCTCGCCAATCAGGACGTGACCACGCGACTGTCGGTTGCGCGGTTGATGGCCGCCGCAGGCAAGAGCAACGCGCCGAAGTATGACCCTATCCCCGGCGGCCCCGGCTACCAGCAGCGGCCCGGAACGGGGGGCGCGCCGGAGTTTCCGCAGCAGGATGAATTTGGAAACTACGTCCTCACGGACCCCCGGCAGGTTAATTTCTTGCCTATAAATTCGCGCATGATTGTGGCTGGTGGCGATCCGACCAAGCCTAAATACAAGCCTGCATCGTAAGGCGGAGACAAAACATGGTTCAATCGTTTCTTGCGGGCTACCCCGACAAACCAGTTCCCGTTTCAAAGAAGGTGATCGAGGACGCGGAGGCGGGCGTCGCTGTCGCTACGCGCACTGCTGATGCCGCAAAAAAGGGCGCTGACGCCGCTGTTGCAACAGCCACGTCGGCGGATCAAATCCGTGAGGCTCGGTCCAAGGCAGAAAAGGCGGCGCTTGACCTTGAGAAAGCGCGCATTGAGCTTGAAGCCCTCAAAAACTCCGGCGTCACCCTAAGCGAAGGGCAGGGCAGGGCATCCTCCTTTTACTCCCGCATGCTTTCGTCCGAACAATCCATGGACAAGCTGAAGCAAGATCCAGACAGTCTCATTGGCAGAACGGCGTATGAAATTGCTCCGGGCTTGACGGCGAAAGCGGCAACGAGCGAGCGCACGAGAAACCGTGATTTCATCAAAAACTTTCTCATGGCGTCGCTCCGCAAGGAGAGCGGCGCCGTCATCGCGCCGTTCGAACTCTCAAATCAATATAGCATCTATTACCCGAGTGCCGATGCAAGCCCGGAAGAGATTGCGGAAAAACGGCAGCAGCGCATTCTGGCCATCGCAAACATGCGGAATGAAGCCGGACCCGCCGGCCCTAACGCGGACAAGGTTTTGCTTGAGCAGGGGTTCACGCCCATCGGCATGGTTGCCCCGGTAAAAAGCGAAACACCCCCGCAAAAAACGGAACGCACCGCAGGTGCCGGAGCCGAGACCACGACTGTTGCCGTGCCGAAAGAGTTTCAGGCGGCGTTGATTGATTTCGTCAACACCAAGGGGAAAGACCTCGACCCGACGGAGTTTCAGACGTTCTTCAACAGCACCGCGAAGACGTACAACATGCCCGGTCGGGCATCTGCTGAAGAAGCCAAAAGGGTAGTCGACGCCGTAAAGAGCGGCGCCCGTTTCGGCGGCGCGGCTCCGCTAGAGCGTCCGTTGACGCCCGTGGAGCGCGGCGTCAACGAGAGCCTGCTCTCGACGCCCGGCGGCGTGGCCACCGGCGTCGTCAACGCGACGACGCTGGGCATCCCCGCCATGCTCGACGAGGACATCGGCAGGACCGTCGAGGGCGTCCGTGAGGCGTCGCCATGGGCGACGGGCACGGGTGACGTCCTCGGCAGCGCAGCCATGGCCGGCTTGGGCGGCTTGGGCCTCCGGGCCGTGGGCATGTCCGCCGCCAAGGCCGAGCCGCTGGCTGATCTTATTTACAGCGCCGTCACTGGTGCTACGGGTGCACCGGAAGGCGAGCGCCTTTCCGGGGCCGCCACCAACGCTATCTTTTCCGGTATGGGGTCTGCGGCCCCGTCCGTCGTGAAACGAGTTCTCAAGCCAAATACGGACGAGGACATCAAGATCCTGCGTGAGGCCGGCGTGCGCCTATCTCCAATGCAGACGCTTGGCGGTCGTGCGGATCAGGTGGAGGAAGCCGCATCTCGCCTGCTTATCGGCGGCGGCGATGTTAGTATCGCTGCCCGCAGGCGTGCGTTCAACGACTTTGGCACGGCTTACTTAAATAAGGCCGGCGAATACATCAACTTCAAGCTGCCAGACGGCATGAAACCGCACGAGCGGATGAAGGCTGCGGGAGCCGCTTTTGACAAGCAGTACGACACTCTTCGCGCACAGATGGCGGTTGTCCCGGATCAAGAACTGCTGGATGATATCGCCAACCTGAAGGCGAAAATCAACGACGGCGTCACGTTTTCGCCTGACAACGCAAGCCGTTTGAACAAGCTCCTCGACGATCAACTGGCGCGGCGTACCGCCAACCCGATTGGCGGCGACGACTATAAATCACTGTCCAGCCTCCTGAAGACGCGCAGGAGCTCGTTTGCCAAGAGGGGCGACCAAGAGCTGGCAGACGGCGTGGCCGACATGCAAGATGTCCTTGACGCCGCAGCTCGTCGGCATTCGCCGCCCGAGGTGGTTGACATGATGAACCAGACCGACCGGGGCTTCGCGATACTCGCGCAGGCACAAGAAGCCGCGCGCATGGCTGGCACCAAGCCGGGCGAGTTTTCCCCAGCGCAGATTTTGAACCGCCAGCGGGCCGGCGACACGCGCGCTCGGTCTCGCGGCTTCGTTGAGGGCGACGTTGAGGGCCAGCGCCTCGCCGAGGCCGGACAAAACATCCTCGGCAATGCCTTTCCCAGCTCCGGTTCGTCGGAGCGTCTCGCCGCCGGTTTGACCGTAACGGGTGGCGGCGCGTTTCTTTCGCCCACGACCCTCATACCGAACGCGGCGATGGGCTTGATCAACGCCCCCGGCGTGCGTGACGTACTGCCGAAGCTGTTCGCGGGGCAACGTCCCAAACCAATCGAGGCGCTAGGCTCGCTGATGGAGAAGTATGCGGTGCCGGTGAGCCACCTTGGTTCCGCGATTGGGCAGCAGTTCAATCCGATGGAACAGACCCCCGAGGACTACGCCACGACGACCATAGAGCAGCCGAAGGGGGCCACTTACGACCTCGCCACCGATACGTACCTCCGGCCCGACGGCGTTCGTGTTCGCCGCGACGGCACGCCTGTCGATGCGCCGGTGGGCATGTATCGTGGCGGTCTGATGAACCTTGCGAGCAAGTACCGCTGATGGCCGTCAAGCCGCGCAAGAAGGAGCCGACCCTCGCGGAGCTGCTTGCGCAGTACGGCCGCAACATCGCCAGCGACGCGCCCGTGGTGGGCCGCCGCATTGTGGAGGGCGTGCGCTCGCTGCCGGAGATGGCTGACACGGGCAGCCGCTTCGCCCTCGGCGCTGCCCAGCGGCTGGGAGACATGCTGCCGCAAGAGCTGCGTGGGCCTGCGCTGCGCGGCGACTACCGCCCCACGTTCGACGCCGGTGCGGACATCGCCCAGCTCCTCGGCAGGACTGGCAACCAGCTCGTGACTGGCACGTCGCAGCGCGGTCTCGACGCGATGGGCGCACCGCGCGGTGCCGGCTACGACCCGGGCGCGACCCGCATGTCGAGAGGCGCGCAGGACGCCATCGTCAGCGGCGTGCAGGCGTTGCCGGGGCAACTGTACGACAACCCGCTCAGCAGTGCCTACGAGGCTGCCATGATGGTGGCACCCGTGCCCGGCAAGATGGCCGTAAGGGCGCTGGAGGGTGCCGGTGCGCTGGCCGGCAGGGCCGTGCGCGGTCGGCGGGCGGCTCCCCTCGCTGCCGCCGTTGAGGACGTGGCACCTATGCCGCAGGGCATGCTCGCACTGCCCGCGCCGGAGAGGATGCTGGCGCTGCCGGCGCCCGGCCCCGGTCTCCCGCCGGGTGCCGCCAAGCCGCGCGGCGGTCAGTGGTGGGCCATCAAAGATTTTGACGGGGCGAACTACTCACCGGAAGCCGCCGCTCGCACTCACGCTTTGGACTTTGAACTGTCGGGTTGGGTTCCCGAGGAGCAAGGTGTTGTGGGTGGGCGCGTCGCTAACAACAGCCCGGCGGCGGCGTGGCTCGAAAGGGCGATGACCAAATACTACAAGAACGAGTTTGGATCGCCGGACGACCCGCTGCGTGCACTCGCCGAGCGCGGGATGCACTACGATCCTGAGATGACGCCGGAACGCTGGCAGCAGACAGTCAACGACATTTTGCAGGAAGATACCATCGGCAGTGTCTTACTGCCCCGCAACCCGAAGGGTGGCATGCCCGGCGCGGGAGACGACTTGCGCGCCAACGCTATGCTGTCGATGCCGTGGCTCGCAAAGCTGCCGGTGACGGACAAGATTTACGGCATCGGTGGTGGCGGTCTGGATCTCACGCACTTCACAGACGAGTTCCTTAACGCCTTGAACCCCGAAGCCTCTGGCATCCCGCTCGACCTCGCCGTACGACCGGAGAGCCTCGGCCGCATGACGTTCCCGCAGGCCGTGGAGCAGGTCGGCAAGATCAACCAGTACCGCGCCAAGGAGATGGAGCGCGCCGCGTTGAGCAGCGCCAGCAACCCGGCCGTGCAGACGTTCAAGGAGTACACCGAGAACAATCCGATGGGGCTGCGCTGGACGGAGCTGAAGACACCGGGAGAGGATGCGCCTCTCCCAGAAGGCTGGTTGCCGGACGGCAAGGGCTTTTATAACGATAACACTGGTGACACCCAGAGTTTTCACCCCAGCTTGCAGGACGCGCTCAAGTACGAGGGTGACACCATGGGTCACTGCGTCGGCGGCTACTGCGACGAGGTCGCGTCCGGCAAGTCGCGCATCTTCTCGCTGCGCGACGCCAAGGGCGAGCCGCACGTGACGATTGAGACGTCTCCCGTGCATAAACCCACGGCTGCAGTTGAACATCTTCGGCAGCTCGGCGTTCTGCCGGAGTGGCAGAATTACATCAAACGCGTCAACACAAGGGGCGTAGACACACTCGCGCTCAGTGATGCGTGGTTGCGCGAAAGGGGCTTGCCCCCTGTTGAGTACTCCAGCCAAGACATCGTCCAGATCAAGGGCAAGCAGAACCGCGCGCCGAAGGACGACTACCTGCCGTTTGTGCAGGACTTCGTGAAGGGCCAGAAGTGGGGCAACGTCGGCGATCTGCGCAACACCGGCTTGGTGAAGCTGCCCGACGGGCGCTACATCACGCGCGAGAATTACCAGCAGGTCATCGACGACAACAGGTTGGACGAGGCTTACAAATCATACGATTTTAACGCGCACGGATTTCCGGGCGCGCAGGGGTTAGACGACGATGCTTGGCAACAGTTCCAGCGCCATTTCGAGGGCTACGCCGTCGGCGGCCGCGTGTCTGCGGATCGCTGTTTCTCCCGCCATCCAATGAGTGTCCGGTAATGGGTATCATGAGCTTCGCCGTAAAGGCCGCCAAAGCGGCAAAGAAGGCCGAGGAGGCCGCTAAGTTGGTGGAGGCTGCCGCGAAGGTTGCCAAGCCAGCGGCACGCGCTGCTAAGGCGGCTGCGCCGGTGGCCAAGGCAGCCGCACGCGCCAAGGCACCTCTGGCTGTTCGGACCCGAGCACAACTCGCCGGAGCCGAAAGCCCGCACATGGTAAGCACGCGGCGCCCCACTCCGCCCAACTACGGTGTCTCAGGAAACCCTGACGAGCAGCTCCTTATTCAAAGCGGGGAAGCGTTGCGGGCTGCGCCAAAGGCATTTGGCACCAACATGCGGATGCTCTCCGAAGAACCGTTCATGCGCGGAACTGAAGGGCTGGACCCCGAAACCATTTACGCGGAAAGCCTTCGCCGAGGCGCGGACAATCTCAAGTTCATCATGAACGACTTGATGCCGGCTGAAAAAGTTGAAGCAGCTCGCGGCTGGTACCCCACGGCAAAACTTGTCTCTGAAAGAGCGGCAGCACGCGCGGGGCTTCCGCCAGAAGCCGGGTACGGCGTGGCTGCGGTAACATCGCCGCAAACCCCGTGGGACATCAATGTCGGCAGACTTGATCGCCTCATGGACATGTACAAAGATCGCTTTTCTGTCGATCCGCAAGAAGCGCGCCGGTACATCGAAAACCGAATTGCAAACATGAAAACCCCGGGCGCCATTGCGAAACTCGGGCCGGACTACGCCGCAAGAATTGCGGCGATGCCTTACGAAGAACTGCCCGACAAGTTTGCCAAGTTTGCGCGCGTTTCCCTCGCCGACGCGACGCGAAACGACCCGATGGTAAACCGCATCAACCTGTCCGGCGAGTATGGCGACCCGTACAGCAACATCACATGGGGTAGCGGCGATGTCATTTCCAAAGCGTTGAGCATCATGGATAACCCATCCATCGAGAGCATCAACTCGCAACTTTTGGGTGGCGGCAAAGTTCCGTCATTCTACAACAACATCGCCAATCCCTATAGCGAAGCGCCAATCTCAACGATTGACACGCACAGCGCGGGGGCCGCCAGCCTGTTTCCCGGCGGTGGTGACGACCCCATTGTGTACCGAGGTATGGGTCTTGGCCCCGGTGCTGGTGGCGCACCCGGCGCTGCCGACAGCGCAGTCACCGGCTCAAAAGGGCTTTATGGCCCCTTGTCCGACATGCACACTCTGGCCGCGAGGGAGATGGGCTTCAGCGCACCCCGCGAAGTGCAATCAGCAACGTGGGAAGGTGTTAGAGATTTGTGGGGTCAAAACAAGAAAACAGCAGAATTGAAACAAGCCGTCTCGGACATCTGGCGCACTTCTAGCTCGCCAGATGACGCTCGGTACAAGATCGCGGAGTTACTCGGCAAGCCTGTGCGCAGGATGTTTCAGGTCAAATGATGCGGAGGTCGGGGGGCAACTGCTCCTCGGCTTCTTCGTCCCAGTCCTCGGGTAGGTTGCCGTCGTACAGCACGTAGAGATAGTTTTCCCGTGTTCGCGGAAGCCCCAACTCGCGCAGCACGCGCTCGTAGCATTCGTATTCACTCACTTCCCGTTCTCCCGTTCCACAATTCGCTGCCCAAAAAACACGATCTTCTCGCCGTCGTACCGCGCGCTGTCCTGCCCCGGCTTGCCGTGACCTTGACGTAGCGCGGCCACGCGCCACGCCGCCTTGAACGCATTCGCCACGTCGTACTCCATGCACAACGCCTCGATGATGTCGTTGCACTCTGCCATGTACGGCTCGCCGCCGGACGTCGGCCTCTCGACGCGCACCTTGTAATAGTCAGAGCTGCCACCGGTCAGCTTGGCGAGCGCCGCATCGGCCTCGGCGCCGGCCAGATCCCAGTAAAACGCGTCGCATATGCCACACTGGTAATTCATTTCGCTTTCCTCTTCATCGCTTCCAATAAGATTTCTTGAATGCTCTTCTTCGACGACAGGCGGTCCATGACGAGATCATCGACCGTGTGGCGGGCGAGGATCGGGTAGATGAACACCGGCCTGTCGTACCCGGCCTGCTTCTGACGCATCGGGCCGATCCGCTCGATGATCTGCATGTGCTCCTCAAGGTTCCAGTTGACCCCGTAGAAGGCGAGGATGTTGCCGCCGTCGGCGAGGTTCAGCCCGTGTCCTGCCGACGCCGGGTGTGCGAAGAGGATCGAGATCCGGCCGGCGTTCCAGTCCCTGATCGTCTGCGGGTCGGCGTCCAACATTCGGCCCTGACGGAACCGGCCCCGCAGGCGCTCCAGATCGTGCTTGAAGTTATAGGCCACCAAGACGGGGGCGCCATTCGCCTCCTCAATGACGCTCTCAAGCGCGTCCAGCTTCGCGTCGTGCACGGCCTGCCAGTTGCCGTACTCATCGGTGTACATCGCACCGTTGGCGAGCTGCAGGCACTTCTGCGTCCGCACGGCGGCGTTGGCCGCCTCGACGCCCTCTCTGTTGAGGATCGTGTACATCTCCTCCTCCATCTCGTCATACGCGCGGCGCGCTGCCGGCGGCAGGTCGATGTAGATCGGGCTGGTGATGGGCTTGTCGACCGGCAGGCCGCGCACGGTCAGGCAGATGTCGCGCAGCCGCTCCTCGACCTCTCTCTGCGCGTGTTCGTAGGGGATGAGGCTGAACCCGTCGCGGCCCTTGAAGAACCAGCGAGACACGAAGGCACTGAACGTGCGGCCCAGCCGCTCGCCCTTGTCGAGGAACCAGATCTGGCCCCACAGATCCTTGACGCCGTTCGGTGCCGGCGTGCCCGTCAGGCCGATGAAGCGGCCGACGTGCGTGTGTGCCACCTGCCCCAGCGCCCGGGCGCGTGAGCCGCCCTGCCTGATGCGGAAAGACTTCAGCCGCGTGAACTCGTCGGCGACGACCGTTCGGAACGGCCATGCGTCGCCCAGCGCCTCCCGGAGCCACACAAGGTTGTCGTAGTTCGTTGTGTAGATGTCGGCCGGGACGTCGAGCGCCGCCTGCCGCTGCTTCGGCGTGCCGGTGACGACGGACACGCGCAGGTGGGACAGGTGCGGCCACTTGGCGACCTCGTCCGGCCACGTCGACCGGGCGACGCGCAGAGGGGCCAGCACCAGCGCGGGGAACACGTCCTCGACGAGGGACAGGTTGTCCAGCGCCGTCAGGGTGCTGACGGTCTTCCCGCCGCCCATGGGCATCCACAGGGCGCTCCGGCGCACGTTGTACAGGTGCGCCATTGCCTCCTGCTGGTAGTCGTGAGGGGTGAAGGTCACTTACAGTTCTCGCAGGTGTGCTCCCAATCCCCGCCGACAAGGCGCGCGATGCCGCCGTTTTGCTTGTAGTCATCGTAGGCGTCGTAGAAGTTGAGGCCGTCGGCCTCATACTCGTCTCCACAGGTATCGCACTCGAAACTGATCGTCCGGTCTTTGTAGTTTTTGTTGATGGTCATGTCGGTGTCTCCAAGTTGGTGGGGGCCGAAGCCCCCACGCGCCTCACGCAAAATGATAATCGCAAAGCTGATCGAAGGGGACCGCTTCGCCTGCTTCGCGAGCCTCGTGACGCTCACGAGCGGCGAAGTAACCGACGGCGGCCAAATCCTGATAAGCAGCCGAGCCATACGCCGGATCGACCTCGACCCAATGAGCGGCGTCCAGACGACGACCGGCGGCCACAGCGGCTTCGATACGAGCCAGAAGAGCGGCGACTGCGTCTTCAGCTTCGTTGTCCCAACGACGCGCCCAATAATGAAGGCCTTCCTCGGCATCGTAACGCTCGGCATGATCCAGAAACGAATGAGCGTGCGCCCAACGATGACCGGCTTCGTCTTCTGCTACTACGTAAAACGAACGACCCACGATAACTGAACCGTCTTCGTCACGACCCAGATCGACCAGATCGTCGCGATAAGAGAGTGAAAGTGCCATTTGCTTAGTCCCTGTTTGCGTTGCTGATGAACCCTTCTCGCACATGCAATCAGAGGTTGCAACCCCCCTCCCTAACTATTTTCACGATATCGTCGATGTCCTCCATCGACCGGGCGATGAACACCGGGACGCCGTCGGCCCGCATGCGCTCGATCTCGCGCTGCTGGTGGCCGCTGAGACGGTCGCCGTCGGCCTTGACCTCCACGAAGGCGGCGCGCGGCCACGTCCACCAGATGTAGCAGTCAGGGCACCCGTTGCGGTTCTCCCAGCGCACCTTGCGGTACTGGCCCCCGCTGCCCTGCACGAGCTTCTTCAGGTGGTCCTGCAGCTTGCTGGCGGGGGTCATGGTGGCGGCCTTCCCGCCGACCAGTTCGGCTGCACGCGCACGTCGGCATTGGGCACGCACCATATCTCGCGCGTCTCGTCGACCGCGACGACCCAAAGCAGGTTGTGTTCGAGGCCGTAATCGATAACGGCCAACGCCAGCCCGCGCCCCTTCGGGGTGTCCATCGGGATCGAGGGGTCGAGCTGCGTGAACATCAACCCTTCCTATAGCGCCGCGCCTCAAACCCCGCCGCCGCCAGTGGCAGGCCGATTGCCCAGCTTGGGTTGGTGGACATCATAGCCGACAACGCCGCGTCGGTAAACGACGGGTCGTCCGGCACCTCGCAAACCAGTTCATCATGCACGCGCAGGACGACCGGGTAGCCAGCCTCCTCGGCCTTGCGCAGGCCGGTCATGAAGACGTCGCGGGCGATTGCCTGCACGACATTCTCCACCAGCTTGCCGTAGTACGTCTCCAGCAGCTTCCACTGGCGTGTGTACTGGTCGACGCCCTCATACAGCAGCTTGCCCGCGTCATCCTTGTGCAGGTTGCGGTAGCAGAGATAGCGGCCGCTCGGCAGGCGGATGCGGACGTAGCCGACGGTGTCGGGGCCGCTCGCCGTGTCTACCCGCAGCAGGCCGCGCACGTCGAAGCTGTCGCCGGGCGTGAGCACCGCCGAACGGACGGCGCCCTCGACGTCGTACCACAGCTTCTTCGTCGCCGGGTGTGCCTTGCGCCAGCCGCGCACGATTGTCATGATCTCGTCGTCGTCCATGGCGTTGAACACGTCGCCGCCCATCTTGCGGTACGCGCCCAGCCCGCCACCGTAGCCCCCAGCCAACTCGGGCACCTTGCCCTGCGTCTGGCGCTCGGCCTTGGTGACCTCCTGCGGATCTTTGCCGAGGATGACGCCTGCGGTGACCTTGTACAGGTCGGGCCCCTCGCCGCGATCATACAGCTTGAACGCCTCGATCTTCCACCGCTCGTCCGCCAGCCACGCCAGTACGCGGCCCTCGATGTTCGACAGGTCGGCAATGACGAGCTTGTTGCCGGGCTCGGCCACCAGCGCGCCGCGCACGGCGAAGGCGCAGCGCTCGCTGACATTGTCGTATATGATGTCCTCGCAGTCGTACTTGAACGCCGCAATCGTGGCCTCCTGCACGTCCCCGTCGAACCAGTCGGGCGAACGCGGCAGGTTCTGGGGCTGGAATATCCGCCCCGCGTCGCGGCCGGTGCGCCCGGCGCCGCAGAACTGCACGGTGCCGCGCAGGCGGCCGTCGGTGGACGTCGAGCCGATCAGGACGCCGAACTTCGCCGGTGACGTGGCTGAGGCCTGCTGGCGGATCTCCAGCAGCTCGCGGACGTGCGGGTCCAGCGTGCCCTTGAGCAGCGTCTCCACGGTGCCCTTGGTCAGGTCCTCCGTCTCGAAGCCCCGGGCGTCGCGCATGTAGTCGAGGAAGCGCTGGCGCTGCGTCGTCGACGACACGTCGCCCCCGGTCAGATGGGACGCACGAGCGGCCAGAGATCGTGTAGCTCGTTGAAAAGCTCGAATTGCGGCGCCTGCGAACTGAAGATCGATGGCGACACCACGGTCGTTAATTCTTTGGTCAAGTCCCCAAAGGTGCCGCTCACCGTGTGAATTGTTCCAAGCCGGCATGCGTCCATGTATGTTTCGCATCGCGTCCACATCGAGACGGGCGTATTCGATGAAGGCTGTCCACTCATCTGGGTGTGTCTCCCGTGTTGCGCGCCGGGTTTTCCAGTTCTTGGGACACGGCTTCGTGAATAGCTGTATAAACCGTCGACCGGCTTTGTCTTTAGCCTTATCTTGCGGTACGCCCAGCACGTCGCAGAGGCTGCCCAGCGACGCCGGCAGGCTGTGCGCGAGCGCGATGACCATCGTGTCCTCGATCTTCTCCACGGGTACGTGCACGCCGTTGTGGCGCAGCACCGTCCGGTCGAACGCGCTGTTGTGGATGACGATGGTGTCGGCGTCGTTGATGAGGCGCTGCAGGTCGAAGCGCCAGTCTGGCCGGTCCTGCGTGTCCCAGACCGCTACCGGCTCGTCGTCCAGTGCGACGGCCACCAGCAACACCTCGGCTGCCTCGGCGTACCTGTGCGCGCCCTGCTTGATGGGGGTCGTGCTGTAGGTTTCGAGGTCCAGCCACAGCGTCGACATCAACGCTTCCCGTGCAGTGTCTCGCTGACACGGCCGATGTTGATGTCGTGCGCCTCCGCCAGCGACTGGTAGGACATGTCGGGGAAGTCGGCGGCCATCTGGCGCACAGACGCCCGCACCGCCGCCGTCACGCGGCGACTGGTCACCGGCGCGCGGTCGTAGCTCCGGCGGCGCGTCTCCTGCGCCAGCTTGTTGATCTTCTGCGCGATGTAGAGCTGCCGCCGGGCGAGCACCTTGCTCTCCTCGGTCAAGGCGGCGATCAGTTCGCGGATTTCTGGAATTGTGCGTTTCATGTTGGTCCCTCCGTTCAGGTGGGCCGTGCCGCGAAGTTATCAGCAACGAAGGGAGGGACACCCCACGCGCAGCACGGCCCGCCTGAAAGGAGGGCACGGACGGCTCACCGCCCGCGCCCGCCCTATAGCCCTACAGCAGATCCATGCCAAGGGCCGCCTTGTACAGGTCGAGAATGGTCTCCATCTCGCGCCTGTCGTCGGCCTCCATCTTCCGCAGACGGACGATCTGCTTCAGGATCTTGACGTCATAGCCGACGGCCTTCGCCTCGCCGTAGACGTCCTTAATGTCGTCCATGACACCCTTCTTCTCCTCTTCGAGCGTCTCAACACGCTCGATCAGGAGCCGCAGCCGGTCGTCGGCCGCGTTGTGACCGGCTTCGATCACAGGATGTCTGCCGCGTCGGCCTTGGCCTTGGCGAACGCCGCGAACTCGTCAGCGCCGGCCGGAGCCGATCCGCCACCGAAGCTCTCGCCCTCGCCGGTCAGCATGACGCCGCGCAGCGAGCAGTTGATGCGGCGACCCCACTTGTTGTCCTGCGCCCAGATTTCGAGCGAGGCGTTGGCCACGGCGCCACTGTGCGCCTGCTGCTCGATGGCAGCCTTGCCGACGACAGGCTCACCGTACTTGTCGAACACGGTAGGCTGGGTCTTGGCGTTGCGGCTGGACAGGTAGTGCATGCCCTCGAAACCCGCGTATGCGTCGCCGGTCTTCTTCGACTTGTAGACCTTCTTGGTGAAGGCAACTTTGCCGTCGTCGACCAGCATCTCAAGTACGCTGTCCGCCTTGTCCTTCCACTCCTCCTTGGCGACCAAGAGAATGGCGGCTTCGATGGCCTTGTGGTGTTCGGAGTTCGGCTTGATGGGGAACTTTGCCCCATAGGCCGGTTCGCCTTCACCGAAGGCCTGCGGCTCGGCAATCGACGGGAACGCGAGGACGACGTTCTTCAGCATGATTTGTGTCTTGGCAGTCATATCAAATCTCCAGTTGTCAGTTGATGAGGTCGCTGAAATCTGCAGCGACCGATGGAACGACCAGTTCTGGCCGCTTATCCGTGGCGGGTGCCACAGATGGTTTGCCCGTGCTCTGGGTGATCAGCTCTTTGACCTTGGCCCAGCGCGTGGGGTTTTGCTTTAATACCTTCTCGGCAGTCGTCGGCGAGATCAGGCTGAAGTCATACATCTCATCCTGCCGCATGCGGAACGATTTCAGCAGGCCCTCGACTTCGGCCTCGCTGCCCCACTTGCGGTTGCCGCGCTTGCCCTCGACCAGCTTGTAGCCGTCGACCTTCTGCCCGGCAAGCAGGCGACGCTCGACCTCGGCGCGGACCGACTTGCACCACGCCTCGACCAGATCGACCTTGGCCATGGCCATCGGCAGGTAGTTGTCGCCGGTGGCGGTGTCGACCGTCTCAGGCAAGAACTCCGCAAACTCGTCAAGCGTGCACGCCGCGTCGCCACCCACCACGTCCGTCATCTCGGCGCGCAGCGCCGGGCACGTCGACTTGGCCTTGCAGAACCGGCACTGCGCCTCGCCCGGCTCAAGGAACTCGCTCAGGGTCGTCGGATCCTCGTCCTCGGCCGCGCGGCACATCTGCGCCCCCTTGCGGATGTCTTCACCGTCGGCCAGCAGCTCCTCGGTCGGCACGTGCCACTCGCTGACGAAGTTCAGGCGCGGCATGTGGATGTACATGCTGATGGTAGCGAAGTCGCCCAGAATGGAATACTCCTCCAAGGCACCGAGGGCGTACATCATGAGCTGCGGGTTATCCTGCGCAACGACGCGGCCCATGCCGTACTTCAGGTCGATGATGGTCAGGTTGTTCCCCGTCGTGTCCACGATCACGGCGTCGCTGGTGCCAGTGGCCCCGTCCTCGCCGGTCAGGTGGTCGATGGGCAACCGACGCTCGACCAAGAGCGTCTTGCCCTCGGCCATGTCGCGCACGAGCTTGACGTAGTCGTCGACGTAGTCGGCCATGTCTTTCGTGACGAGCCACTGCACGACTTCGTCGTTGTCGTCGAACTCGATCTTGTAGCCGACGTAGCCCTGCGCGTCTGCATCCTCGTTCTCGAGGACCATGGCGGACAGCTCGTGCGCGGCGGTGCCTTCACGGGCGTAAATGCTGCTCGTGTCCGGGTACGGAGCCTCAAGGACGACGCTGCCGGGGCAGCGCAGCCAGCGGTGCGCCCCCGACGGGCTCAGCTTGGCGTGCGCCATCAGAGTGCCCCCTTCAGCGTGGCGACCAGCTCAGGCCAGCGAACCGGGTCGAGCAGCGACGCCTTCTCGACGCCAAACTGGCTCAGGATCTCCTGCGCTGCCGGCTTGCCCTTGGCCTTGACGAGTTCCAGCACGTGCGGTGCCACTTCGGTGTCGAAGTCGAGTGCGGCGACAGGATTTTCGCGAACTTCAGGTGCGGCATCTTCCGCAACAGGCTCGGCGGCTGCAGCCATCAGCGCCACAATCTCGTTCGCGGCGGTCTTGGCTGGTGTCGGGTCTTTGGCGGGCGCCGCGCTGGCGTGATGCACGAACACGGGTACGGTCGTCTGCAACTGCGCGGACAGCGCCAGTACGCGGCCGGCAAGTTCGGTGAGGCTGTCTGCTGTGATTTCGATGCGGTAGGTCATGCGTCGTCTCCCGGAAAAATGGCCGTCATTGGTGCAAAAAACATACTAGCTGATACCGCGACCCAGACAGCTAGGCCGCGAGCTGAGGCGTCCCAATGTTCGGGGTTTGCCTGCCAAAGCGAAAACGCTGTAGCGGCGTAAACCACGACATACGGAGCTATCGCGGCCAGTGCGACCAGTGCAAAGCGGCGGGCGCTCATGCGTCGTCTCCATACACGGGGCTGTTGTTGCGTGCCTCTTCGAGGCGCTCGGCCAGCACAAGTGCCAGCTCACTATCGGCTGTCGCGAGTTCCATCAACTCGCGGTCGCTCAGTGTGCGCAGGTAACTGCGGTCATTCATCATCGTCGTCCTCCTCTTCATCTTCATCGTCCGTTTCTGGCTCGTCAGGCAGGGCCTCCCACTTGGCCTCGCGCTCGGCAATGATGCGGTCGCGTTCGGCCTGTGGCAGTGCGACCCATGCGGCGTCTTCGGCGGCAATCAGCTCGCGCTCTTCCTGAACGCGGCGCTCTTCTTCCTCGCGGAACAGTTCCCAGATGTCAGTCATGTCAAAAGTTCCACGGGGTTGCGTCGTACTGTGCAGCCACGGCACGCGCGGCGCGCTTCCCGTCGACCTGATGCTCGGCGAGCTGGACGCGGCGACCTGCGTCGATGATCTCGATGCAGACGACCGCGCGGCCCTTGCCGAGCGTGTAATAGTTTGCGGCTTTCGTCATTTCGGGTGTCTCCTGCGTTGCTGATGACCCTCTCTCGCATATGCAATTCAGCATTGCAACACCCCATTTGCAGTTTTTTACTCGTAGAAGATAATCTTTCCGCCTTCCATGCGCAGCGGGCCGTCCTTCTCTTTGCTAAGTGTCTGAATTGCCCGGACAACTGACTGTCTGCGGGTGTCGCGCTTGCCGGCCTCTGGCGCAGGCAAATCGGCCACGGCGCGGTCGATCAGGTCTACGGCACTGACGATACTGTCGCTGCCAAACACGGTCATAATTTCCAATAGGTGATTTTCTACACGTCCGCGCCGCTTGACCTCCTTGCGATCCGCCGGGTTCCCGGCCGGTGTCGACAGCTCGGTCTCGACCGCGACGCAGCTCGTGATGACGTCGCCGTCGTAGTCAATGCCTACGTCGATCACCTCCAGCTTGAACGGGTATCGAACGCCGTCCTCGCCGTCCTTCATCTTCTCGATGATGATCTCGCGGTCGCCGTTCTCGTGGCGCAGCACCTCAATCTGCACGTCGGCCGCAGCCTTCAGGCCGGACCAGCCGCGCGACCCCTTCGACAAGTCCTTGCCCGCGTGGTGGACGACGAGGTTCATGGCGCCAATGGCCTCGTGCAGCAGGTTAATGTTGCGCAGTGCGCGGCCCATATCCTCGCTGGTGTTTTCGTTGGCGCCGGGGGTCACCTGCGCCAGCGTGTCGATCACGATCATGTCGACCGAGCCGAGGTTTCGGATCTCCGCGATCACCTGAGAGATGTCGTCGTCGT